ATATTACGGTGCTAAAAGTATTGATGTCGGCATGTTTAGAACATTAGAAGATGCTCTGAAAAGACGTAATCAATATATCAAAGATAATAATATAAGCGAACTTGCATTGAAGAAATATAATACACGTAATGAAAATAAAGATTGAATATGGAAATAAAATTAAAAAGAAGATTTAAAGGAACTGATTATACTATTGGTTCTTTATATGTAAATGGAACATACGAATGCGATACTATCGAAGATACAGATAGAGGACTAGATAATAATATGCCTTTATCTGTCATTCAAACCAAGAAAGTTTATGGTAAAACAGCAATACCCACTGGGACTTATGTAGTAGACTTAAATATCGTTAGCTCTAAATTCAAAGATAGGATATGGGCTAAATTCTGTGATGGTAAACTTCCTAGATTCTGTGATGTTAGAGGATTTGAAGGAGTATTAATTCATGTTGGAAACAAGCCGGAAGATACGCTAGGTTGCATTCTTGTTGGACAAAATAAGATTAAAGGACAAGTCATTAATAGTACTGAAACATTTACCAATCTTTATAAAAAAATGGATGCAGCACATAAAAGAGGTGAGAAAATTGTAATTACGATAGAGTAAGAAGAGGGGCTATTTAGCCCCTTCGCTTTTTAGTGATTGCAACTCCATAATTTCATTTGTAAGTTGAAATCTTAATTTCTCAAAATCACAATGAGGTAAATCTCTCACTAAATCATTGATTGCCTCATTAATCATGTAATTCTTACGTATGATTGCCAATTTGACAGCATCATATTTTACTCTTTTTGTTTTCATAGGCTATCATCTTTCAGACTTCAAAAGTTGCTCTATTTTCTCTTCTGTAAATCCAAATTGCTTAGCAAATTTCATAAAAGACTTCTTTTGCTTTTCGGGAATAAGTGCAAACATAGAGTTGATAGGTTTATCACTCTGTAATGCTTTCTTGAAATCTTTGTTTTTCATATTATCATTTCTTTATTCTACAACAATCACATAAATATTTCTTTGCCGAATCCCATGTCTTATCTATGATGTAATCACCTAAATATTGTATTTCCTCACCATGAGGGCTTATATCATAAGTAAGGCATATATGGTCTGCTAAGTGTCCTGATTCATGAGACCAAGTTTTTTCAAACTCTTTTGCACTGCTCGTTCTACCTATAACAATTACACTTTTATGCGCTAAGTGATTAGAAAATGTAAGTCCGTTATTATATCCACATGTAGTTAGATTTTTATAAGCTCTTTTAAGAGACTCTTCTCCACATTCGATATATTCTAATTCCTCTATTACATCTTCAAAATATTTGCAAGTATAATCATAAAAGATAGTGACAGTCCAATCGTATTTAGATAAATATATTGTTTTTATTTCCATAACATTAAAAAAAGGCACATTTTAAGTGCCTAAAATTAAAGCATTTCTCTCCAATTTAATGCTGTACCATTACCCATACATAAAGCGAAAAAATATCTGAAAGGCTTTTCTGTACCAACTCCTGCATCTTTGTCATCTATATAATCTTTAATTGCTAATGCCAAATGCTGCTCATCGGAAATAGAACTACCCCAGTTATCACTTTTAAGCATGTTGCATACATACCAACTATTAGAGCCATTGTCTAATTCTAATGTGACACCATATCTGGTTAATAGCTCTTTTACTTTTTCTTTTGGCACAGGAATGTATGGATTATCATCTTTATCTTTCATTTTAGAAATAGCAAATTCTGCCATTTTCTCACTAAAATTAAACCCATAATTTTGTAGATAAATCCGCATATCTTCCGGGATATTATCATATAAATCAAAGCTTGCTCCTTTTTTCATATCTTTTAGTATTAAAGGGGGACTATTATATCCCCCTTAGTTTGTATTAGCGACGACGACGACCACGACCAGAGCCTCTTACACCTCTGCGTTCTCCCATCATTTCTTCATCATCGTATTCATCGTATCTATTCCCGTAAGAACCACCACGACTACCACCACCATAAGAACCGCCTTGTCCGCTACGTTCTCCCATTGATTCCATTTCGTCCCAAAGGGTTTCGAAATCTTCTTTTAGGCATTCAAGACTCTCTTTGAAGTCCTTAAAGGCTTTTCCTAATCCGCCTTTTCTTTCGCCTTCCATTATTTCAATCATTCCCATAATATTATTATTTAGAATTTGTTGTTTTGGGTTTATTAGACGTATTCATTTCTATCAAAAGAGATTTTATATCTCCCAATCCATCTTTTACGGATTTAACCTCCTGTTCCAATGAATTAATCCTATCTTCTTGTTGCTTCTCTTTAGCAAATTGAGGATTTAGTTCTTTTAAAATACTATCACAAGATTCTATAACAGACTTATGATATGGAACGCTTTCTACAATTTGCTTACTAGTTTGTATCATTGCTTCAACTTCCGAAATGATAGCCTCCTTCTTTTCGGAAACAATCACATTTGGATAAGCGAACATTTCACCATTTGCTGGTAATTTTTGAAAGTCTAAAACTTCCTCGCCACATCTTACCTTAATGTCAATAAGCATTTCTGGTTGAGGACTATAAGGTATTGACGGATTATAAGTAGGATATTTAGGGACAGGTGAACTTACAGATTCAATCTGCCCTATCTTAACTGTTGGTCTTTCTCCTTTAGAAAGAACATATATAAAACCACCTTGTCTACTTGATGAAAACATATAATAAACTTTTAATTTGTTTTACATAGACGGGATTTTACTCCCGTCTATAGATTCACTTACTTGCTACTGATGTAGGTGCAGGGGTTGTTCCGCCTGTCTGAAAATTGACAAAACGTATAATCCCTTCTCTTTTATTGATAAAAGCAAATACTTCTTTTGAGTTTGTTATATCAGAACCAATAACATTTGAACTGTTATGGTCTATAACATTTACTTTACTTTCACCATTATTAGAAGAAGAACTCCCTACATTTGTACTATTATTGGACGTTGGAATAGCAATCGTTACAGGCAGTGCTTCACCACCTGTTGGAACTGCTTGATTAACTTGCACAGTCACATAACATTCACAAGGAAGCTGATTATACAGACATTTATCAATCCCATAGTCTACACTCGTCTCTGATAAGGCTACGTTTGTTGTCGGCAACTCAAATATACAGAGTTGTTTCAAACAAGAACGTTGTCTTGTCGGAATAGCTGGACCGGGACCACCCGTCCACCAGTAAGAACCAAAAGGATTTAAAGGATTTCCATACATAATATTTTCCCTTTCTTTAAATTTTTACTATCTTTGTATCGGGATAGACAAGAGTAATTAACTTGTTGATAAGAGTAAACCGAAGCTCTTCCCTTTCTTTTAAATCTTCGGTATCATTTAATTCGGTAATCAAATGAATAACAAAGAATTTATTGAGAGTATAACTCTCGAAGGAGAAGAATGGCGTGACGTAATCGGATATGAAGGACTGTATATGGTATCTTCATTTGGAAGAATTGCCTCTTTATCCAGAATAATCCATTGTACTAATAGGGATATTATGTCTAAAAATAAGATTTTAATCCCATTTACAGTAGCACAACACGGATATTATGCTATTACACTAGTAATTAATGGTAATAAAAAGAAATTTTATATACATAAATTAGTAGCTAAACATTTTATTCCAAATCCAAATAACTTATGTGAAATAGACCATATAGATGGAAATCCATTGAATAACAATGTTAATAATCTACGATGGTGTACTCATAGTGAAAACATGAATAATCCTATTACCAAAAAAAGAGCATCTGATTCTCTAATTGGAACATACAATAATGCGACATCTAAATCTGTAGTTCAATTAAAAAACGGGTTGTTAATTAACATCTACAAATCTATGGCAGATGCACAAAGAAATGGATTTCTCCAATCAGAAATATCAAGGGCTTGTTCAGGTAAATGTAAAACCCATAAAGGATTTGAATGGATGTATCTAACTGATTACGAAACTCTTACCAACATGTCAAAGAACGCTTTGTCTAATACCAATACTTAGCAACCACAGTTACTATAAGGTGATACACTCATATTAACTGGTACGCTATAGTTAACAGGTACATAGTTACCAGCAGCAGGAATGTAAGGAATTGTTACTGTTTCAGGTTGTTTACATTCAATTTTAGCCAATCGAGCACTTAAATCACTAAGAGCAGCATTTACAGGCGCAATAGTTTGAGCTTGGAAAGCTTGAATATTTCTTGTCTGTGCATCGTTAGAAATTTGAGCAAGCAAAGTACTCTTATCTTCACGAAGCTTATCAATTTTATCAAGCAAGTTCTGATTCTGCATAGCATCCAATTTAGACAAGATAGCTTGCGTATTAGCAGTTGCTCCATCACGTAAAGCCAAAGTGTTCTGATTTGCAGTGTTAACCAATGTATTGGTCTGATTGCAAATAGACAACTGATTTTCATAACCTTGCGTAGTAATAGCATTCTGTGTCTTGCAGCAACAATCTGCAATAGCCTGTGCAATCTGACAATTTCCAGATTGAATGCTATTGATAATTTGTTGGCTTGACATACCCACTTGATTACCAACACCTTGAATTTGTGTCATAACGCCATTAATAGACTGTTGAATTTGTCCAACTGAACAATTCAAATTGGTAGCTAAAGTGTTAATAGCCTGACCATTTCCTTGAATAGCACTCATTAGTAATTCCCTTCCTGCATCATTGTTAATCAAATTTGGAATACCAGCGACACCATATCCGCCACCATTTCCACCATCGTTACAACCATTATTACCCCAACCATTACGACCGAAAAGAGGGAAAAGGAAGAACAAGAAGATAATCCATAAGAACCATGAGCCATCTCCACCAAAACCGTTTCCATTTCCTTTGCTATTCAAAGCCATTAACAAGTTAGGATCAATACCCTTCTGTTGCAAAAGTGGAGCAAGCATAGCCATCATTCCACTTCCGCTTCCACTCCCTGTATCAGGAGTATAAACAACTGTTTTTGATTCCATAAAAAATACATTTAATATAGTCCGACATTGAACTATGCAATAAATAAGGTGAAAACTATAGAAATATACTACGCAGTATTTTATGGTATATATCACGTTGAATACCAACTATGTATGAAATATTCCCGAATATATTTGGAAGGTAGTGTACTAATTAGTACATTTGTGTCCATAATAGTACACTATGACTTTAGAACTTGATGTAGCAAAGAAAATAGATGAGATTGAGAAAATAGTCTGCACTCATTTTGGAGTGACAGAACAAGAACTTGTAAATAAAGAAAGGATGGAAAATGTCGTATCGGCTAGAGCTTTCCTTTTTTATATATTACATTATAAGTTGGAAATGTCTCCACTAACAATTAGTAAGGTATATCCAAGACAACCTCGATCTATAAAAAAAATGTGTGCTAAAATAAAGAATGGATTGAAATTTCACAAGGTATACACTTCTATTTATGAAGATTTACTAAAAAAAATAGAACCAATTCTACCAAAAGACTTAGATAAGTTTTGGAATAGAGAAAAATTATAGTATATTTGCAGCGTCAACCACAACTGACAAGAAGAAATTGCTAATTTATTAGCGGAGTGTTCCGGAAAGATGTGTTGTGGCTCTTTTCGGAACATTCTTTTTATACTATTATGAACAATATCATCTTATCAAAAGAAAGTTCTAATGAGGAATTGAAAACGTACTTTAATGCAGTACTTGAATTATCTCAATCTAACAATGAGTTTCCCGTCAATCTTGATGATGTTTGGATGCTTGTTTATGGAAGGAAACAAGAAGCTGTAAGAGCATTAACATCAAATGACCAATTCATAGAAGGAGTTGATTATCAGTCGGTGCGCAAAGATGCGCAGCAAGATTTAGAAAATTCATGGGGTGGGAATAACAAGGTAGATTACAAATTATCCGTTTCTTGTTTAGAGTTCTTTATAGCTCGTAAAGTAAGACCTGTATTTGAAGTATATCGACAAGTGTTTCATAAGGCTATAAACAATCTAGTTTTACCGAAAACATTTGCCGAAGCTCTAAGATTAGCTGCTGAACAAGCTGAACAATTGGAAAAACAGCAAGCTCGTATTGAAGAAATGAAACCAAAAGAAGAGTTCTTTGACCAAGTAACTGATAGTAAAGACGCCTGCGATATGGCTACTGTGGCAAAAGTTCTTAATATGGGGATTGGAAGAAATAAACTTTTTGAAATTTTAAGAGATAATAAAATTCTTCAAGGGAATAATCAGCCGATGCAGCGTTATGTAGATTCATGTTGGTTTAGAGTTATAGAAACTCAATTCACCAAACCTAATGGAGATATATGCATAAACTTTAAGACTATTGTATATCAAAAAGGAATAGAAGGCATACGAAAATTACTAACATCATTGGGATATAAGAAAGCCGGAAATTAATCCGGCTACTCTTTCCTGAAAACAATATTAAGTTAATACCTTAATTGACGCCCCACCATTAGGATGATCGCCACTGTATGTAATAACACTTGCCAATCTATCATCTATGCTTCTCAAAAGTTTAGTTTGATTTGCAAGCTCACTGTACATTGGGTTCTGCAATGGGTCTAAGCTAGTAAATGCAGCAAAGAAATTGTTGATAACCATATTGGTGTCTGCGACAAAATATCTCATTGAATTAAGATAAGCTTCAATAACATTAGCGGTTTCTTCCGTCACACCAGTGATCCCTTGATTAAGAGTAGATCCATTGTCCTCTCCACCAGTAATTGGTACACCGAAATTCTCTGCTATTGTTTTGAAATACTCATTTAAAGCAGGCATCGTTTCATCAATTTGTTTCTGCAACGCTTCTAATTCATCATTAGATAAATATGAATCAGAACCAATCATATTATCTAAATTCTTCATTATCGGTTCTAAGAATTTTTCTATTCCTCTTAGAGCCAACTGTTTCATAATTACATTATTGATATATTCATCCCATTTATCTTCTAAAGCTGTTAATCCATCGCCTGTTTCTTTATAGGCTTCTAGCCAAGCAGATGCAAATTCTTCTGCGGCAGATTTCATGTCTGCTCCGCTACCAAAGCCACCAAGATCAGCTATTTTTTGATTTTGAAGTTCATTTGCCTGTTCTTGCAAATCAGTTATAGCTTCTTTCCATTCATCTATTCTATCCCAATCTGTATCTTTCTTATCTTCTTCGGCAGCTATCATATTTTGATAACTCTTGATTTGGTCTTGAATATTACGTTGAGCATTTTCAGTACTCATATTCAGAGTATCAATAGTATATGCATTTTCTATTGCATCACCTAATCTTTGATAAGCCTTTTGAAGCTTTTCTACTTGCTTTATTTCCTCTTGAATGGCTTGCTCTCTTCTAGCATCATGTTGCTTATTTAATGTTGTGAAAATAGATGTTATAGAGCCAACCGCATCGGCTACTGCTCCAGCAATATTACCACTCTTGAAATTGTTCCAAGAGGACATAACTTTTTCGTTTACATTACCCAATAATTCTCCTGCTTGTGCCGCTTCTCTCCATCCTCCTTTGGACGTATCAACGCCTTGTGATTCTTGAAGTTCTTTAAATTGATTCATTATGTCAATGGTAGCGTTGATAGATTGATAGATTCCTGTAACTATCCTGTCAATCATTGACATTGCGGTACTCAATCCACCTTGTATTTGCCCCATCTTCCCGGAGATGGTAATCAGTTTACCTTGTGAAATGTCCAATTTATCATTAGAATTATTTAAAGCACTATTAGCATCTTGCAAACTCTCTGTAGCTGCTATAAGGTCATCTTTTGCGGACGCATCTATTCCAATTCTACCTCTAGCTTGTTCGGCTTCTGCTTTTGCGCTTTCAAGTCTATCTTTAGCATTTTTCTGTTCTCTCAACAGTTGATTATATCTTTCTGTTTCTGCATTAAATTCCGCTTGTAGTCTTTTTAGTTCTCTAAATTCTGCAAAAGCATTTTTACTAAACGGAGATTTAATCTGTTTTAATCTGTCTTGTATCTTATCTATCAAATCTGTATATACTTTCAAATCTGATGCATTTAGATTTCCGGCAGAAGAGTTTATAAGCTCCTGTATTCTAGCTATCATTGCTTCTAATTGAGAAGCAGAATAAGCGGATAAGTCCCCCATAGCTTGAATATATTCAGGAGTTTCTTTGAACTTATCTGTATTAATCTTGCTAACTTCCTTATTTACTTTCTCTGTGACATTTTTAACGACTGTCGCATATTGTTCGGCATTCAAGCTTCCTTTATTAAAGAAATCTGTGGCAAAGCTGATTTCCAGTGCTCCTGAATTTTGTACTTGTTTAACCTTGTCTACAGATTGTTCTAAATAATTATACAATAAATCAGAACGTCTTTTAAGTTCGTTCTTTTGATTATCAGTTATTTTTTTCTGTATCTTGAAATAAGAATCAAGTTCTTTTTCTCCTAATTTTGTAACATCAGGATATTTTTCCTCTAACGCTCTAGCTATATCGTCCAACGTAGTTACATCAATGCCAAACAGATTTTGAATTAGATCTTTAGGAACACCTTTAGCCTCCAATTTGATATACAGTTGATAGCTATTAAACATTGAGTCCATTTGACGTTCAAATTCACTGATATTATCAAGAGTCGCTGAAACTGTAATTTCTGAACGTAATTCACCAATGGTATTTTGCCAACTTCTCTTTAATGCTTCCGCTGATTTACCGCTAATAGTATTAGAAATGGACTCCATCTCATTAGCTATCGAAGCCTTATCAAAATTAAGTTTTAATGGCTTATTGAATAATTTTTGATAAGCTGTTCCAAAAGATGAAGTTATAGTGCTCGTAGCATCTTCTTCTCCCATTGTCTGCCTTAGCTTCTCATATTGAGATTGCATTTTTTTCAATAAGTCTAATTGAGCCTTTATCTTACGCTCATAGGCTGTCTCTCCGGCTTTTTCGCCTTTCTTATCCGTATATCCAAAAAGTTTAGCTAGAGCTTGTTGAGCCTCCCCAGCTGATTTTGCTAACTGAATTGCGACCTTTTGATTCTTATCTATATGAGGTGCAAGATTCTCAACAGAATTAGCATTTTCCTGCGCTGCTTCAATTAAGGCTTTACCAGCTGCAAAAATTTTATCTCTATATTCTTCTACATCTGTTTCTGCTGTAACAATTGGTAATTTTAAAGCGTTTTTCCCTTTTATTTCAGGCTTATTATTATATTCATTTACATATTCAGATAGTTTTTTTTGCAGGTCGGTCATTTCTTTCTCGACATCCTTTTCGTCATAAGAAATACTAATACCTAAATCTTGTTTTATTCTATTTTTTAAAAAAAAGCGTGCAAAATTGCTTTCCGCCCCGGCAGAAGATTTTATAAATGTTGCCATTCTCTTTCCTAAATCTTCTTGTTGCTCTTTTGATAAAGCTTTAAATTCAGCTAATGTAATATTTGCTTCTTTAAGAGCATTATCTCTTAAAGAAACATAACTTTTGTTCATCTCCTGCATTTGAACTACTCTATTTTCATTAGCATCTTCTAAGCTATTTAAAGAATCTTCTGCATTTTTTCTAAGTGTATTTAATGTACGATTATAAGTAGATGTATGTCGAGATATAGCCTCTGAATAAGATATTAAAAGTTTAGTTTTTTTCTCAATATTATCATTGCTATTTATAACTAATTGAGCATTTTGTTTTAAATAATCAGGAATTTTACTATCAGCCTTAAAAAGATAATTTAATTCAGAAGTTAAAGCTTTATATGTGTTTTTTAAATCAGTAGAGGCTTTTTTCTGTTTATCTAATGACGTTGTATAAGCTTCTGCTTGTTCTTTAAAGGATTCGCCAATTAATGGAACATCTGCTTGCATTAATTTATTTAATACAGAAGTTCTTTCAAGTTCATCATTGTATTTTTTTTGTTCAGATGCTAATGATTTTATACCTTCTTTATTCTGCATTACCTTTGCGTATACTTCGGGATATTGTGTTTTTAGTATATTTAAAAGTTTCTGCGTTTTTTCTCTTTCTTCATTAGCTTTTTGTTCGGCTTCTTTATATTCTTGCGTTCCTTTCTTTACGTTTGATAAAGAAGATTCTGCATCTTCTTGTGCCTTAACTTGCTTCTCTATTTTATTTGTTAAAGATTCAAGATTGTTTTTTTGAGTATCTATTTGATTATTTAAAACATCGTATGTAGCACGAGTTTCGTCAAGTCTTTCTGTTAAATCTTTTAGATAGAAGATAGTTCCTGCAATAGCTGTAGCTAAAATAATCCACGGGTTTGCCTTTACAAAATTAAATGATTTTATTAGAGCATTTGTAGTATACCCAATAGCTTTAGCTAATCCACCTTGTGCTATCATTGCTTCGGTTGCCGATACGCCAATCTTTCTATTCGCTGCTGCTGCTATTGCAGCTTTTATAGAATATGCAACAAAAACTGTGCCTGCGGTATTTAATGCTATTGCAAAATCTCTCCATTGTGCAACTACAGTATTTAATATATTTATAAATCCTTTCAAAACTCCATCATTAGCCTTTCCTATCTCATTAAACATAACATCAAAGTTATCTTTAAGATTGGAAATCATACCTGCCAATGTCTCGGCTTGAATTTCTTGCATGTTATAAAATATACCTCCTGCTGACGTAATTCGTTTAAAAACTTCTTCTACATCACCAAAGGCAACCATACGTTTAGTTATTCTAGCTTGGACTTCGCCAACAGATACCATACGACCCTCTAGTTCTGTATACATAGTAGCAAGCTCTTGAAGCAATCCGACACCAGCTTCTGTAAATTGTCTTACTTCTGACGCACGTAAATAGTTAGCAGCCTTTACCTGTCCGTATGCAAGAATAAGACGCCCCATGTCTACACCTAATCCTGCTGATACGTCAGCAAGCATTTTGGTCGTATCATATAGTTTATCAGCTTCAATTTTATATGCTGCTAATTGTTTTGTATAAGTTACCAATTCTTTTACTTGGAATGGTGATTTAACAGCTAATGCCACTGTTTTTTCCCATAAAGCGTTTGCCTCATCTTTGTTTTGCAAAATTGCTTGCAATGCTCTTTGCTGTAGTTCAAATTCTCCTCGTACAGAAACTAGCTTTTCCACATATCCCTGTATAGCTGAAACGCTAAATAATAATGCTATTTTCCTAGTTAATTGATCGGTAGTATTGAGTACACTACTTTGAGATCTTTTAACTCGTTCCATACTTTTTGCAACATTATCATTTGCTTGTTGAAGCCGTTGTGTTTCCGATGCTATTTTAGATAATTGGGAAGAGTAATCTCGTCCAGTAGAGTTTAAGGCTCTTTGTGCATTAGCTAATGCTTCAATCTTTCTTGCCCGTTGAACAATAGTGACCTCGCTTTTATTTAATGCTCTTGCGTATTGTTCTTCGGCTCTTGCTGCTTCTTGATTAGCCTTATTTGCTCTTGCGCTATTTTTCTTTTCTTCGGCTTTCGCAGCTTTATCTAATGCTATTGCAACCTTTTGAGCAGCTTTACCAAGTTCATCTTCCGCCTTCGCTTGTTTTTGCAGTAAGGATTGACCACTTCTATATAAAGCATTCAATCTTTCTAATTCTTCACGTTTTCTTTGTTCAGGCAAAGATTTTGAGTCGGATTCTAAACTTTTTAGTTTAGCTAAATTGTCAGCTACCTTCTTTTGCTCTAACTGGTAATTTACAATCGCTTGTTGTTTTTGTTGATATAATGCTATTGTTTGTTTGATTGATTCAGCTTCGGCTAGATTTGAAGCGTAATTAGACTGATCTTCTTTTGATAATACACCACCCTTACCACTTTGTATTTGAGATAAAGTATTTTCATATTCTTTGATTGAGCGATTTATTGCATCTAATCGCTGTTGTTGTATCTTTAAGTTCTCATTAATACCTTGCCATGCCAAAACAGAATTATTGGCAGACGATGATTGAGAAGATATATATTTTAATTGATTCAGCTTATTCGCAACTTCGGCTATTCCAGCAGCAGCCTTTTCCGAATCACTCGTGTATTTTTTTAACCCTGACCCTAAATCTAATTTACCTATATTTTTTAATGCATCAAGCCGTTTTATCAATGGGTCAACAGATAAAGCCATGCTCGAAAATGCTTGATTGAACCTGTTTGCTGTTTTTTCGCTACTTTCAGCTATAGCATTTATTTTAGTATCTGCTAATTCTAGTTTCTTTAATACCTCATCAGGTATTGTTAATACATATCCTGTTGCTCCCATTGTTATTATTTATTTTTGATTAAAAATTGGTATGCCAAAATCGTTTTTAAATAAGTCGTCGGCTGAATTTATTTTTGGTGCTTTGTCTTTTTTAGCTTGTTCTTCTGACAAATATTCAATATGAGTTGTATCGTATTGTGCTAGCAATATTTGAGGAACTGTCATGTGCCACATGTATTGTTCCATTGTAACAGAAGGATAAGCTTTTATAAAATCAAACATTTCCCCGTAGCTTGTTCTTGCGATGACTGTTTTCGTTCTTCCATCTTCGTCTTTCTTTCCAGTGTCATTTGGCGGAACGTCTGTGTCAACTCTGTAATTGCAAAAAAAAACTCAACTGACAATAAGTTAAGAACTTCAAATAGAATAGTAGCCCAATCTTTCATGTCTTCACACTCCCAAAACAGAGCATCATATACTTTGTCATATTCAGGGTCACCACTTTTAATATGGTTTTTATTATTCAACAAAGCAAGCGTCAGAATACGACAGACAGATGGCATATTGATAGAAAGACCTTGTAATACATCACTAAAGGTCGCCTTTTCTACTTTATTTATTTGTGCGGCTTCTTTAGCTATCAGCCACATTATACCGGGTTTCAATGCTGTAATTTCCCATTCTGTATCTTTTAATTTTAAAAGGCTAGGGCTGTCAGTCATAATCTGTACAAGACGTTCCATAGCTTCATCAGAAACAGGATCTTTTATCGTTTTATATGTTATTTTACTATTTGTCATATCTTTTAAAAAAACAAGGGAAGGAGTAACCTCCCTCCCTTTTATTAAAGAATTGTATTTTTATTTTTAGACGTAACTCTATTAGAAGCTACCGTTGTTTCTCCGATTGAACTTTCTAGGGAATTAGCCGGAGATACTGATTCCCTTACGCTCCCCCCGTGCCGTCTAATGACATATCTTCAGGCGGAACGGTGTAATTATAAATCATAGCCAAAGGAGTCAATGTTGCAGTATCTGACCCATATTTGAACTTAACAGCCTGTGCAGATCCGCCAAGAGCAATACGACCGATAGAAGTACTCATTGAATCAAGAGTAATTGTCGGGCTCAATTGCAATTTCGGCAATACAACAGCGGTAAATTTACTGCCATTTTGAAATACCATGTCGATACGAGCAAATTTCTCTACATAGCCATCAGGCGCATAGGCGTTCTTACCTGTACCAATGGTGAATCCTAGCAAATCTTTTAAGAGTTCTGCCTGCAAATCTCCAATTTCAGTAGTAAACGTATAGTTACCTGCTTGAATGTTATTAATGATTGGAGTTGAAGATAATTCATTTTCAATAGGATTTTCAGTATTATCCTCTTGTGTGATAGTTGTTGAATCACGAATAATATCCATACATTGCCAAGTTTTTGTACCGGGTTTACCATCTACATACGGTGTTACATATAAAAACTTGGGATTGTAGATAATGGAGTTAGCATTATCTTTTCTAGTCTCTGTAACTGTTAATGCCATAATTTTTTATTTTTAAACGATTAATAATTGAATTTCTACTATATTACAATGCATCTTAGCATCACTGTCAAAATCAGCAAATGTGCCTTTCTTACTAACTGCATAAGACGCATTTTTATTGTTTTCTAAAGCTTCATTTAGAGCTTTTTCGAGTTTAGACATTACAGCAACATTCTTACGTCCATTGCTGAATGGCTTTGCATATAACCAAACTAATACAGTTCCTACACCATAGGCATTCAAATCTTGGATAGAATTAGCACAGTCAATCACAACAAGGTCAGACCAAGTAGTATCAATATTTGTAGGGACAGTTGTAAAGAAAGTATTAGAAGATACTTTTTCATCCAATAATTCATTGAAAAAGGTTTCAATAGTTGATATATTTAATAAATTCTTATCCATTTACTTTCCCGTTTTGAATTATAGAAACTTTAGCTTTACCTACTTCTTGTGCCAATGCTCTAATGTCATCTCCAATCATAGATATAACTTTATATTTCCTACGTAAATTACCTCCGCCTAATTCTAATATTCCACCATAAAATATGGCTACTGCAACTACAAGCTGCATTCCCTTATCTTTTGGCTTATAATCATCGAAAAAATCAGAGATAGCCTGTCTACCTGTAATTGCCTCTTGTTGATATGGATCGTATTTAGAAGTTGTTGCAGCTTTACTAAAATACATTTTACTATTTGGATAAAGTTCGCCATTATAAAAAACTGCACTCCCATAACTATCGTGAAGATTTTGGGTCTTATTCTTATTGTAGTCAGCCTCTAAATAAGCCTTTTCAATTAAGTTCCGACCTTTTATAGCTAATTTCTTCGCCAAATCATCAATATATGGACTTACACGTCTCATTATCCACTAGTATTATCTTTTACATAAACTGCACAACCACCTAATTGAGTTGGTATAATATCAATAACGATAGCATCAGTAATAGAGAAGCCATACATCTTGCTCCTAAATTTATGACCTTTTTTTATTGATATACCTACTGATTTATCAAAAGGGAAATACACATTGTATGCGTTTGATATTACACCTGAATCTTCTTTCTGCGCCCCTTGTATATCACATTTAGTTTCCAAGACTATAATCTCTTCTTCTACCTGTTGATCGGCAGGTTTGCTTCCATCAATCCCATAAGTGTAAAATACTCCATCAAAAGGATATTCTTGCATTATGTCCCTATCTATAATCATCAGTCGTACTCATTTATCCAAGTTGTTGTACTACCACCTAATAATTCAGCCTTTGGATCGTCCCATTTCTTATACAGACCTATCATAATATTATATACATCTTTTTTAGAATCGTATCGTTGGCTACCAATCGTTTGAGTATAAGCTCCATGTTGGTTCGTCAGACTAGCAGTGTAATTGGGAGCGGTAAAAATAACATAAAGCAAATCAGCCAATAGCAAATCTTTTTGCTGTTGTGTAAGCTGTTTGGTATCTGCAATATCTATAACGTCTCTATCTACTGCAATACGGGTAAGGACTGCCTTGTCAAAGACAAAGGCAGTCAAACCTTCAAGATAGTGTATAATATCAATTTGAGCCATATTAAGAATCTGCTGTTGCTGTATCAACAATAATATGTTCCGGGAACTCTGTTAAAGCAGGAATAAATGACGTAATCAAACGGGTACTCCATGATTTATATTCACCATCAACCATTTCTGCATTGTGAAGCAAAGAGAAACCGTCAATAGATGCGAATGTTTGAGAAACCACCTTGTTTCCAGCCATACTTGCCATACGTTCATCCAAAGTATTGGTATGCATGATAAGTCCCGCAGGTCCCACCGGACGAAGAACTGCTACATTTTCAGCCCATCCATGAATTGTAGTATCACCGCCCCATTCTTTATTCTTTTCTTCTTCTACTACAATTTCAATAGGAGACAACCCATCAAATGCAGCTACAGCTCTATTAAACTGTTCTTTCAGAATAACTGGAATTTCAGGAGCTTCCATCGGGCTGTTAGTATTCAGGTTGCGCATATAGTTAACCCACTTCTTGACTTCTGCATTTTCCAAGAAAACTTCTTGATACATTTTCTTAGGAATAAGCCATTTCATTGCGCCACCAAATCCTGTTCTTTGTCTGAACTGATCTTCAATGAGAACCATTTGAGAGAACAGTTTAGCATCAGGAGCAGTCCAAACTTTTTCACCTGCCTTTACAAAGTTTTCTTCGGGAATAGCAGCTTTTTGTTTAATACCCTTTATACCTTTACCAATATCATATAGCACATAGCCTTTGGTTTGAAGTTGAGCACACATGTAATTTGCAGTTTGGTCTTTTGCATCAATCAAATCTTGGACACGTTTTGTCCATTCTCTGATAAACTTAGCATCATTACCAAACTCTGCATAATACTCCTGTTTGTACATACGTTCCATTGCTGTCTCTGCAATAGCATCTGACGTAAAATCTGGAATTGTACCTGTATAGAATGAAAGACCTTCCTTGTTATACGGATGCGCCTTACCTAGTGGAGCACGCATATCCAATACTCCTGCTGCACGATTTATAGAGGCTTCAACCATGAAAGAAGCTTTTCCTGATGCATCTGTAGGAGTTACTTGTGGATTCACCGTAAACTGACCTCTCCACCAATTATAATTGATATTAATCATTCCTGAATTATCAATATAATCACGGAGTATTTGCTGACCTTCTCCGCTACGGTAAAAAGCCGCATATCTACTATTATTAAAATCGAATCTTGACATACTTCTTATTTTCTTTAAATTTCAAACCAACCATCAATTCTTGACTTGTTAATAGTTTTAACAGCTGGAGGAATCGGAGACATCAAATAGGTGTACATTGTTGCGTGCAATGCAGGTGTAACCATATACGTAGCTCCTTCCTCATCTTCTTCACCTGTTGCAGGTCTATATTTCAAATCCAAATCACAAGGAAGAACAGCATTCGGATTCTGAACAAGCATCTTTTTACCGGAACCAGCTTCGGCAGCTTCAACCAAAATATCATTTTTTGCTAATGTTCCGAGAGTTGCAGACAACGTTAATTTCCATACATTTTCTTTTGTATTAGTTGTTGCCTCTACTGCTGAAACTGTGACTGCTGTACCTGTCGTAGCAAAATCATCAGGAGCTTTCATTAAAACATCACCTACACAAGGTTTATGTCTGAAACCATCTCTTTTTATATATACTGTTGTATCGGAAGAACCAGTAGCTGCCTGAACTTCAAATACCTTCAAAAGAATCACTTCTGCATTTCCGTGACTATTAGCGACACCATTACCATTCCAATGATATTCTACCAAATCACCTGCGTACATCTTACCGCCTGTTTTAAACGGATTCTTGATAATACCACCAGTTTGAGGGAATACTTGGTCATTCAATACGCATACTCTCGGCACAAAGACTTCTCTAGTACCTCCGATAATACCACTCCCCTGTAACATGGTTCTACCATACATTACGGCTGCGGTCGTATTTAAAAGATTTTCTACCATATTCTTATATTTTTTTTATTTTTCATTTTTAACATCATCCCAACTCATCTTACTCTTAGAGGGATCACCACCAATAGGCTTGTAAGGGGTTGTCCCATCAGGTATATCAACTCTGGAAAGGTTGTATAATTCTAATGTAGACTTCGCTTCTTCCTTTATATCTAAATCTTCCGAAATTTGAATTTTAGAAATGTAAGTGTCAATCCACTTATCATCCTTAATCCCAGCGGATTTCAATTCAGACTTAAAGTTTTTCCTTACTTGCGATAGAGCTTTTTCCTTTTCTTCTCTTTCTATTTTGTCTTGCAACTGCTGTATCTGCGCTTGTAATTGCGATAAGGCATCGTCATCAGTAGGCGGAGTTTTAGACTGTTGCTGCTGTGTAGTTTGAGATTGAGTGGGTTTATAGCTCTTAATAAAATCTGCCTTTTCTTTTTCAAAGTTTGCATTTGTCCTTTTTACAAAAGGTAATGCCTTACTTATAAAATCAGAAAGTTCAGTTTCATCATTTACCAATAATGGAATTAGGTCATCTATATTCTCATTAATTGTTCTGTCTGACAAATGCAGGGTTTTCCCACCTTCTGTCAGTAAGCCTTTGAGTTGTTCAACGGCTTGTTCTTTTGTAAACTTCATAATTCCTCTAAGTTATGTTAATAATTTGCACACAAAATAAAGGAATAAACTAAGTTATCCCATGAAATAAGGGAACTATTTAATACACCGGTGTACTAAGTTTTTCTAATATTAAAAAAGCAGAAGATTTAGAATAGTATTTTTGCATAAAATAGTTTAGTCATGTCAGATTTAAAAGTTGAACCCAAAATATTTAAACCACAAGAAGGCGGACAAGAAGCTTTTGTCCGTTCAAATGTAGATGTCTGCTTCTATGGCGGAGTTCTCAATCCGCAACCATTAGATTCTTTAGTGTCTACACCTAATGGATTCGTGAAGATGGGCGAATTAAAAGTTGGGGACATTATATCTGATCCAATGGGAGGCATCCAAAAAGTTAATTTTGTTATTGATAAAGGTGTTCAGGATATAGTCGAATTATCTCTCCAAGACGGGCGTAAAGTAAAATGCGCCATGTCTCATAGATGGCTAGTAAAAAAGAGTACAGGGAAAATTGTCGATGTTTCAACAAATGAAATCATTGAAAACATTGACTTGGGTAAAAGTAGAAAAAACAAAAAACATGTCAATAGGTTACGAATACCGATGACTTCGCCAGTTGTTTTCAATGATTTATATAAAAATAAAAGGATATTACACCCTTACTTGATAGGATGCCTTATTGGTGATGGGTGCATTTCTGCAAAAAACTATCGAGCTGATTTTGGTACAACAGATATAGAAATAGTCAATAATATTAAATCATTGGGATATGATATAATTAAAGAAAGTCGCAATGACAAAAGTTTACATTATTGCATTAAAGATAAATTTGTAGTCGAAGAATTAAAAAAAATCGGGCTATGGGGACATTTATCATATACAAAATTTATCCCTGATATGTATAAATATGCTCCTATAGAAGATAGAATGGAATTACTAAGAGGACTATTTGACACAGATGGACATTGCACTTCACCAAAAAACGGAAGAGTCGGACGTGTAGGATATAGGACAGTAAGCTTACAATTAGCCAAAGATATACAAGAAGTAATTTGGTCTATAGGTGGAAGATGCGTAATACATGAAACACCTGCTTGTATTAGAGTGCAAAATGGGAAAAATGTGAATTGTGCTACTTCTTATGGTTTATTAGTTTGGACTAAAGATGATAGGTCGCTGTTCACATTAGAAAGAAAAAAGAGAAATGCTATATCTGACGCTGACAGGAAATGTAAGTTGTACCTTAGTATAATGGATTACAAGATATTGCCTAAAGAACCTGTTAGATGTATAAACGTATCAGGTAATGAACATATATATTTAACGGATGGATATGTAATAACAAAAAACTGTGGTAAGTCTTTTGGAGCAATTCTATCTGTAGCGGAATGGGTAAAAATACCTGAATTTCGTGCTGTATTTACTAGACGTAACTTGGGAGAAACAAAAGTAGGAGGCGGTATGTTGGATGACATACAAGCTGTTTATGGAAAATTTGCTAATGTTAAAGAGTCCGACAGCCCTCGCATTACTTTTAAATCAAAAGCATTTATAGATTTGACGCACTTAGCGGATGAGAATCCCAAGAAACTGATGGAACGTGTAAAAGGATGGCAATATGATTTAGTATACCTAGATGAGTTGACATCATACGATTGGAGCACATTCAATACTATTATTACTCGTAATCGTGGAAAAGCTGGAATCGGTTCAAAAATCAGAGGTACGACAAATCCTAAAAAAAATCATTGGCTGCGTATTTTCTTAAAACACTATATAGGTGTAGATGGATTTATTCGTCCAGAAATGGATAGAAAGGTTATGTATTTTTATGTCACAGGAGAAACTGTCGATTCTGTTATATGGGGTGAATCTAAAGAAGATGTTTATAGACAATGCAAAATAGATATTGATCGAAAGCTAAATGCAGTCAATAAAGGTAAGGAGGTATTCACTTACGAAAATCTTATAAAGTCCTTTTCCTTTATTTTGGGTAATATTTCTGAAAACAAGGCTTCATTAGAAAACAATAAAGATTATATTGGTAGTGTTGCTGCATCTGGTGGGAAAAGAGGTCAAATACTATTGGAAGGTAATTGGAATGTGGACGAAGATGATGATTCAGAAGCACCTATCTCATTCTATAAAGCTCGTGAAATAAAATTGGCAGACCCACAAATTAATGGCGATAGGTGGATTACTGCTGACTTGGCAGATACAGGAAAAGATAATTTCGTTGCATTGGTATGGGATGGATTTCACATTATAGATATTGTAGTATTGGGACATTCAACGCCACAACAAAATGCGAATACACTACAAATACTAGGAGCTAAATATAATATTCCCGACACTCATATCATATTTGACGGCAATAATGGTGCTTATATCAATGATTATTTACCTGATGCTATACCTTTCATATCATATAGTAAAACTATGGGTGTTTATTTTAGAGCCTTCTGCACATTAAAAGATGAATGCTACGATAGAGTTGTTTACCATGTGAATGAAAAAGGCATATCTTTTAGTGATAAGGTTGCTTCCAAAATGTATACCCATGAAAAAATGAAAGACGAAATTACTGTTTTTGATGAATTTGTTGAAGAATGTTCAGTAGTGCGTTTTAATGAACAAGGGACAGGAAGGAAACGATTAGCATCTAAAAAAGAGATGAATCAAATGCTTGGTCGAGGACGTTCAATGGACGTGTTAGATCCAATAGCTATGAGATTTTTGCCTGTTCTCCAATATCAAAAAGGAGATGAGCTAGAAAAAACTTCTATCAAAAGAAACGATAGAAAAACCGGAGAGACAAATCTTGAAATTTATAACGATAGTTTTTGGGCGTAATGACAGTTAAAGATATAGAAAATACAATTAAGGATGCTTCTAAGATGAAGCATGAAGTGACAGTAAGAGACATATCGTATGTTATCTTATTCTTTGAATATTGCAGCTCTGTTGTAGCTTATAAATCTATTTTCGATAAGGATGCTGACGAAGATAGTATTAGGAAGTATGATACAAGCAAAAAAATTGAGTTCTTGAAAATGTATATTGCTAGTAACCAAAAGAAAAAAGATGAAGATAAATCAAAAGAGTCTCTTGTCGTTTCAAAGATAGAAGCAGATATAAGCAAGGAAGAAAATAAAGCAGCTATTATTGCTTTGATTGATGAAATCAAGCAAGCAGAAAATGACGGTTTAATAGACAAGAAAGATAGTCTAAAAATGCAAGCTGATTTACGCAATAAACTTGATAACAAATTGGATTCGGGCAATGAAGATATTATGCAATTTATCATTGTCAATCAAAAATTCAATTCTATATGCGAATATTGTGGGCGAGAAATTTCAGTCCCCACAAAAGAAGATTTAATGAAAAAATATAACCTAGTAGAAAAAGACAATGAGTGAAATTTCAGAACAAGTACAAGAATTATTGAATAACCCTGAAAAGATACTACAAAAGAAACCTTTTTTTCGAGGTTATGATACATCGTGTGTATGTAACAATACACTGAATAATTATTTGAAAAGAGCCGGATTTACAGATATGATTTCGGTTACTCTTCCTCAATTAAAAAAACGTGTTATTACGCAAGATGAGTATTTGATGGAATTAGAGCCTGAAAACCATAAGGTTTTATACGATCAGAACATACCTTCTATTACGATGAAACTTGATAATGGTGGCTTTGTTGAGGTTCAATATAAGAAAATGGCGGTTTCTTTCCAACAAAATATTAAAGACAAGCAGGTACAACATTTATGCGGACTTCCAATGTCTTTTACTCTTATGGATGCCAATCCTGATGAAAAACAAAGAGCTGACTTTGTTACCTTTAAACAGTATTGGGATTTAAGAAACCAAGACGGAATGAAAACCAAAATGGTTGACGTTCAAAAATCAGTTGGTGATGTAGGACTTTTATATTATTTTGATAAAAACAATAGAATAAAATCCCGTATATTATCCTATATGGATGGCTATGTCTTATGTCCGCATGACGATGATAATGGCGACCGTATATTAGAAAGCGTTTATTATAAGATTGATGATGTAGAATATATTGATTCATACGATGATACTTATTTTTATCGCATGATAAGAGATAATACTAACGTAGATGATAATGGATGGAGACGTCTAGCACCAAAGGCTCATGGTTTTACAGAAATCCCTTTAATAACTAAAAGAGGAAAGGTCGCATGGGAAAATGCTCAAAGTGTTATTGAGGCTTATGAAATATTATACAATATCTTCCTTGTAATTCAAAAGAGACATGGATGGGGAATATTATATATAAAAGGAGATTTTGAAAACAATGGAAAGAAGATAGCAGGTTCAGTTATCTTAAACAGTAAAAACACATCATATAGTCAAGAAGCAAATACGGATGATGCTAAATTTTTAACTCCACCATCACCACAGGGAACGATAGATACTTTGCAGTTAATGGAGGAAACTATACAGAAAAATTCCAGTACAACGTTCTTGCTCCCTAAAGATGTAAAGACAACAGGAGATATATCAGGTGTTGCTATAATGCTTACTCAATCAATGGATATTGAGAATGCATCAAAAGGTGTAATAGAATGGCAAAATGTTGCGGATAAAATGGTTCGTCTATTCAAACAAGGATTAGCAAAAGAACTTGTAGTCTCACAAATTCAACCCAGTGCTATTACGGATTTCGACAACTTACATATTAACGCTAAATTCAAAGTATATAGACCTCAATCTGAAACTGATATTGTAACAAGATTACAAACAGGAGTTACATCAGGATTTCTTTCTGTTGAAACTGCCAGTGAAATGAACCCTGATGCAAAACCGGATGAGAAAGCTAGACTTGAAAAAGAAAAGCAAAATAAAATAGATGAGCAACTATACCAACAGGAACAGGCATTGATAATATCTCAAAAATATTCAGAACAAGGTAATAATAACAATAATAAAAAGGAGGAATAACTATGTACACGAATATCATAAACAACATTATAGAATTAGAAAAGGTAGAAACATTTATTGATATAAAACCTTACTATGTTTTCTTATATCCGAAATCAGAGGATGCTAGCAATGTGATTATTGTAGATGGTCTACCTACATATCAGAGTAAGAAAGAAAATTTAGCTTTGCCTCTGTTAACTTGCGTTTGGAATCCTATTGCATTAAACAACATTGTTGTTACAGATGATATGCTTTCAAATTATAGAATATTTATAGGTTATATACAATGATTGGTGGGGCTAAAGGTATAGGCATTGGTATTGATTTTGGTATACCAAATCAATACTGTAGGGCTACTAGTAAGCCCTACATTGAAAAAGACGTATTAGATTCATTACGTGTTGTTGCTTCTGCTTATGGTAAATCCAATGATGATGCTGACCGTTCTATAGTTAAGAATCTGGTTGATGCTAGTAATCCGTTCATCATAAGTAATGCCGCTTTCAAGCTTAATAGTGGGTTTGGAAAATACGAGCAAGACTTTACTGATTGGAGAAAGAGCTCCAAAGTAACATCTTTTGATAGTGAATCTATTAAATTCACTAGCGATGTTCCTTGGATATTATTGTATTATTCATCTAGTATTGGAGAAGATATTCCCTCTTTCAAAGTTCGTATAAAACTTTATGGAGAAGGTACTTTATATTATAACTATATAACCCAAGAAGGGAAATACACTAATGTAGCTGTAAAATCAGAGATTTTTGAAACACCGATTTGTTATAACACAAAATATACAGGTGAAAAGGGAGTAAACGTTGGATTTACTCTTGGCGTTTCCTCTGGTGAATGTAGTGGGACTATCACTCAAATTCCCTCTTTCGAAGGCGCATTCGTCACCGACGGAGTAGATGACCTAATTACTTCCACCAAAACCGTACAGGAGATGGGTATTACTGATGAGGTTACTGTTGTTAGTATGATTCATCAGATAGATAAACCTAGTAACTTTATTACTACAAATAATATTAGAGCTTTTGGAAGTGTTGTAGGTAGAAATGCAATTAGTCTAACAGATAAGACCGGAATATACGGATGGTATAAAGACAATATTCAAGGTTCTACTATTAATGTAATAAATAATATATTAGGAGATAAAGCAGATTATACTGCCTCTGCCTCTAGTAATACTAATTTGTCCTCAAAATTTAGTGTAGTTGGATATATTAGTAATGACAGCATAATTGAAACTAGTCAAGTAGCTTGGTACTGGACAATCATCGCCAACAAGGTACTGACTACCGACCAAATCAACCAGGTAATCGCCTACTTCAACTTGGATAGAACACTTAACCCTGATATACTGTGTAACACAATCAAACAGGGAATCACCAACGAGAACCACGCAGAGTTTGGTGACAAGCTGATTGACTTTTCAGGCAACGGTAGGGATATTCAGTTGAACAATCTAGCTTGGAAGGGGAATTCAGGTATTGGGAAGTATAATTTCTCTAATATAAATATAATTCCTTCTAATCGGTTTGAGGGTGCAGTAACAACTAATAAATGCCATTTTACAAAGAAATTAACCAATGCTACAAATAACTTCTGTGATTTACTTGTTATTTCTCCTAATGAACCAATAAAATTTAAGGTCAGTGGTCTTTCAGATGGAAGAAAGTTGTTTGTCGCAAATAAGAGCGGTTCAGGTTCTAATTATAATTTTGATAATGGAGAACATGAAGTTTCTTTGTCTTTTTCCGAAGGAGTTGGACAAAATAATCCTTTTGGAGTAACAGGGGATATTGGCGACATAGACGTTATAGTAGAATTTATTCCTTCCCACGCAGGTGCTCTCTGCCTTGACGGAGTAAGTGACTTCGGTAAGGTGACAGGGATGCCTATTTACAAGGATTATACTGTTATTGCTGATTATGAAAGATTTTATTTAGAACCAATTACAGGAGGTCGAGCATCTATTCTTTCTAAATCTTCTAAAGTTGGAGATGGTTCTTTTATTTTTAATTTAGAATACCAAGACGGAGGTAAAGCGTGTTATACATTTGGAGAAGCTAATGGTAATGTATCCGACGATATAACAAGAATTATTCGTTATCAAAGTAAGTATTATAATACTAAAACATTAAGTATTGGTACAGCAAAAGATAATGATTTTATGGTTCTTGGAAAAGTTCGTGAAGTAGATAGTCGTCATTTTTGCGGAGCTATCTACTCTCTCATGTCCTTCCCTTATAGTATGTCCGAGTTCTTGATCGAGCGCCAGTTGAAGAAGCATAAGCTGGGTACGCTGTATCCGGATATGGTGGAGTTTAGACCGATAGTGAAGAGTAATCTACCTTATTCTTCCATAACCTATTCTGTTAATCCCGGAGAATATATCTCTGTAGATAGCATGGTTACCATCACTGTAACGTTGCCAAATACCTCTGATAAGCTAATGGAGGTATCGTGCAATGCTATCAGTGATATATCCATATCCGGTGACAATGGCGTTTACGAGATTACGGGAAAGATAGTCAAATCCCCTCAAAAGATAAACCTTGTTATCTCCAGCTACTTGACAATGCTGAATAACGAGACTTTAATTTCAAATGAAACATTAATTAAAAACGAATGATATTATGGAAAAGATATTTGATATAGCAAAAGATAAAGAACAGTCGTGGGGTACTTTAGCTACTGCGATTGATGGAAACTTTAACGAGACATTTGACGAAGGCTATTTGGATTATTATGAGTCTCCAGTTTTGGTGACGGAGGGTGGTTATTATGCAGCAAATGGACATGTATCCAATTCTAGTTCTTCTTCTGTGCTTCATTCAAAAGTAGAGATTCCTTCTGGCGCAATAACAGCAAAATTAGAAAATATACAGGCTTTTTCTGACGGCAAGGTAATTGTAAACTTTTTCGTAGATGGTGTTTGGTCAAGAGATGTGATAGCAGAAGTAGCTGGCAAGTTGTCAAACTATGAAATTGAGATACCAGAAGGTGTTTCTCATATTGGATTTAATTACAGAAATACTGACGACAAAAACTGTACTTTTCACATGAACAAAAAAAGTGCCTTATTAAAAGAAGTCTGCATAAAAGACAATAGTATCACGTCACAAAAACTCTCATTTTCTGATAATATTTTAAGGGGTAAAAAATGGGCTGTTATTGGTGATTCGTTTACTCTTGGTGGAGGAGTTGGGGTTTTTGAAGATGGTATATATGAGGGAGAGAATAAGAGTTATCCGTATATTATTGGGCGACGTAACGAAATGGACATCCAGCGTTTATTTGAGGGTGGGCGCACTATCTGCACTCCTCGCCAAAAAAATACAGAATTAGATTGGTCTTATAATGCAAGTCGTAACTATCTGACCTACGAAGGAGAAGACCGCCCGCTCGCTTTGTACAAGCAAATTGCCGAAGACGTAGACTATATCACCATTTATCTTGGAATAAATGACACGCATCTTATTGGTATCGGGGATGATGACGAGAGTTACGGTGTAAATGTAATAGCAGATAAGGGAACTATTGATAGCACAGAGATAACATCATTTTATGGTGCATGGAACACAGTGCTTAATTGGTTAATCATAAATCGCCCATTTGCTCATATTGGCATAATTGTTTCTAATGGCTTGGGACTTGACGAATATCGTCAAGCAGAGATAGAAATTGCAAATAAATGGGGAATCCCATATATCGACCTAAATGGTGACGAGCGTACTCCTATGATGTTGCGCAGCACAAATCCGGCAATATGCGATGCGGCAAAGAATGCAAGATTAAATGCTCAAAGGATAAGCTCAACGAACCAGCATCCTAACTCTGAAGCTTATGAGTACGAAAGCACATTTATTGAGCAATTCTTACGCACGTTGTAAACTTCCAGACAAATCTTATAATATACAATATCTGTTTAGATTTGATTATGAAATACATTACATTCCCCACAGCGAATTTGAACGAGATAATTGATTTAAATAACAAAATATTTATACAATAAAATGAAAAAGTTAATTGAAAAAATAAAAGCTTGGTATAAAGAAAGCAATAGAGATAAGCACTCATACGTGGGTGCTATCATCTATTGTACTTTTTTTGTAGTAGGTTTTGCATTAGGGATAGAACTTATTCCTAATGCTGTTATCGCTACAGGAGCTACAGTAGCTTCTATGATGTCAGCTGAATATAAAGACAAGGAACATGGCTCTTTGTTTGATTAGCTAGATATTCTTGCGGGTATGACATATCCTATACTGATTGATATTGTTTGTTTAATTATTTACTTAATTATAAAATAAGATGAAATATATTGTATTACCAAAATCCGTTTTAGACGAAGTTCCACAAGAGACGTTAAATGAGTTGCATTTAGTACCTAGAGTAAGCACAGATGGGGAATCTGTATTAATGAAAGTCGCAAATTACGAATTACTTTTCCCTCTTGCTGTAACTCTTCCTGAACTAGGAGAAGATACTCCTGTTGAACCAATATATCCACATCCTACTTATGAAGGAGATGCCCTAAATACTTTATTGCAAAGTAGCGAATGGACTAGTCAAGATAATTCTGTTTTAGGCGAATCTATTCTTGAATCTCCAACGGTGAAAACTACTTCTTCTAAAACAAGAAAGAGTACAAAAAATACCGTGTTATAAAAAATATTATTATCTTTGTATAAATATTAACAAATAAATATAGAAATAATGGATTGGTCAAATATTATACAATTAGCATTAGCTATAGGGGGAAGTGGGGGAATATTGACAGTATTGATAGCTTTCTATAAAGCACGTCCTGAAAAAATATCCTACGAGGTAAAAACTCTTCGTGAAATAATAGAAACTATAAAGAAAGAGAGAGAAGAGGACAAGCTAGAGGCTGCACAAGAAAGGCAAAATTTGGAACGAAGATTAGGTGAAATAGAAATAACCAATTCTGTATTACAGAAAGCTATTCAACAATGGGTTAAATGTTCCCATTTACCAAAAGATGCAGTGTGTCCCGTATCTGATTTCGTAGACCGAGCCGAAGAGCTAATAACTAAAAAGGTAGAAGCGTTGCACCAATCCATGGAAGAAAATAATAAAGAATAAAGAACCCCACTACGCAAATGTCGATAAACGTAGTGGGAAAAAATGTCCTTATCCAAAGCCATATAATAAACACATACAAATATACGGCTTTATTTTAAAATAGCAAATATAATGGTAGAAAAGTTACTTATATATACTGATGATGAGGAATTAGGCGTTATATCTTTCCCTAAAGATGGAACGCAAGCTGCCCTTAGTAGTTATACATTCACCGAGGGAAGAATGGGTAGCGTAAATATAAGTAGCAGTCTCATGTATCCTAAGTGCTTGGATGATGAATGGACGCAGAGGGAATTTGTGGAATTTAGGGGAGAAAGATATTGGATTTTAGATACACCTACTTCATCTAAGTCAAATACAGATTTAAGATATAAACATGAGCTTGTATTTAAATCCGATAGAACTAAACTGGATAATACTTATTTCTTTGATGTAGTATCTCCTGATGCAGGTGATGTAGACCAATTTGTCAGCAATAGTACAAAGTTCACCTTCTTTGGAGATATTGCAGAGTTTGCAACAAGATTGAATTACTCTTTACAATACAGTGGAGTAGGTTATTCTGTTGTAATTGACGAAGGTATATCCTCCGAAGCTAAACTAATGTCGTTTGAGGACAAGTATTTTAGTGAAGTTCTACAAGAAGTATTTAATATTTATGAACTACCTTATTATTTTGTCGGTAAGGTAATCCATATCGGATTTACTAATAATGCTATTACTCATACATTTAAATACGGTTATGATAGGGAACTACTGACAATAACCAAAACAAACGCCAACTATAAAATAGTTAATCGCTGTACAGGTATCGGTAGTACTGAAAATATCCCTTATTACTATCCAAATGACACGAGAAAGACGGAAGTTGGGGTAGAAGCTGACCCTGATAACATTTCTATCAAACAGGGAGATATTACCATTGTTAATGAAGATAAGTTCAAACAAGAAGTTTCTATTAATGAAATTATTGAATATAAAAACGGGATTGCAAGTGATGCTGTTGTAAAATTATTCCTTGATGAGAAACATAGTATACCTTTTGAAATTACTACAGGAAATCCATCCGCAGGAGATTATTACAGAGCTGCTTACGCTTGTAAATATGGAACATATACCCCTACTAATATAACACAATCTATATATGTTGTTTTAGATATATATACTACAGGAACATATAATTTATATATGGATTGTCCTGTGCGCAACACAACATTTCCTCCTAATTCTGATTTTGAGGTTGAAAGAAAAGTTTTTATCCGAGAATATACTAATCAAGGTGGAGGAACGGAAATTCCTTTAGTAAATCCAAATGGAACTTACAAATATTATAACGCAGGTACATTGGATAAAGGGAAAAAGTACGCAGTAGAATATAGACTTAATTATACACTTAGCGTTGCTTCTGATAAGTGGAGTATATATACCTTTGTACCTTATTGTTATTTAACAGGAGAATATAATGATTGGTTTTTAAGGGATTTCCCTGTTCCTCTAAGCCGAATAGGTATATCTATCACTAAACAACCAACTGTAGGAGATAAATTCAAGCAAATTAAGATTGAGAAGGATTATATGATTACTTCTCCTAATCTATTGCCATCTATATACAGAGATACGTTTGGTGCTGAACGATTCTATGACGCAAAAAACCAAACCTATATAAATCCTGATACAGAAAGCTACTACGACTTCGAGAACCCTTATACGGAAGGTAATCCTAAGGAAATGATTGTTTCCTTTGACTATATCAAGCCAACTATTAAAGGTATTGAAAATGCAGCAGGATATAAAATAGGAGAAATATTAGATGTAGCTTTTGATGATGATGATAACGATGAAATAGACCCTAACACAAATGAATACGAACATAAATATTTCTACATAAAGCTAAGAAAGTTTGATGGGGATTATGGCTTTAATCTCTTTGACCAAGCTATCGTAGGTAGTGATATGACCATCTCAATGACGAGTGGTAATTGTGCTGCTTGTAATTTTGTCATATCCGTATTAGAAGTAGAAGATAAAGACAATAATATCACAATATTCAAGAATCCTGTACAAGTGGATTCTAATGGCAATATTGTAACAGGTAGTGAGGATGATAAATGGAATGAGGCAAATATTCAGCCTCAACAACAAGATACAACCACAAATGAGGTATGGATTAGGGTAAGCAAAGATGATGATACATTCGGAGTTGTAATGCCATCTAACAACCGCAACTATAAGCCTAAATCAGGAGATTCGTTTGTTCTATTACATATTGATTTGCCTAAACAATATATTCTTAATGCAGAGAATGAGCTTAAAGAAGCTATCATTAAGTATATGGCTGCCAATAATAGTGAAAAATTCAACTTCTCTATTAACTTTAAGCGTATATTCTTTGCTGAATATCCTGAAATGCTTTCACAGATTGATGCTAATGCACGATTGCAGATAGAGTATAACAACAAGCTGCATGAACTGTATATCAGTCAATACACTTATAAGGTAAATGAGACAGACCCTCTTCCTGAAATTACGGTAGAATTATCCGATACCATAACGATACGTAAAGGTAATGTCCAAAAATCTATTGATGCTGTAAAACAGGATATTATGTCGTCTATCGGTTCTATCGACTTTTTAAAGATGGGACTGAAATACTTTATTAGAAAAGATGTTGATGATTCAGCTAGCGGACATATAATATTTAAAGACGGGATTTATGTTACTGGGAATAGCGAGGAGGGAGCTACCGATTTCCTGCGTGAAGGTGGCATAGATAACATTCAAGAGGGTAACGGAGATTTTATACAGGAAGATCCCGGGATTATCAAAGCTGTAGAAACTCCTCAAACTCTTGGTAGTTTATATAATGTCAATCCTATTGTAGATGAAATTGCTACAGAAGATGTTGTACTTGTAAAAAAAGTTGGTTCTACGGAATGGACGCAGGAAAGAAAGAGTATGACAGAAGGCATAACTGATGCTCCAAGCAATGACATCTTATATGGTCGTAAAAACAAAGAGTGGATTAAAGTTCCCGACACACCGACAAAACTTCCTAATCCTAATGCTCTTACTTTTACAGGTGCAATACAAGCTATATATGATGGTTCTGCACCAATTACAGTTAACATACCGACAGGTGGCGGTGGTAGCATAACAATAGACGACCACTTGGATTTAAATTCAACAAATGCAGTGCAAAATAAAGTTGTAACTATGAATATAAATGAATTAATGGACGAGGTGTTTAAAATTTCGTTCGATACTTTTGTTGGCGGAGGAACTTTTGAAAAGGGATCAGTTGTTACTCCGTATATTTTTTGGTCTATTTTATATAAAGATGAAGAAGTTGTGCCAACAACTGCAACCGTAAATGGGAGCACGGAAGGAGTTAATGAGGAGAAATCCAAATATTCGTCTCCTACTACAATTACTACAGATAAAAATTATAAAGTGATTTGTACTTACGGAAGCCAATCTATTGAAAAAACAGCAAACTATATTTTTTCTTTGAAAAAGTATTGGGGCGCATCTTCTGTAACTGAATTGACCAATGGTGATGTGATGTTAATGAATAACGGATGGGCTAGTCGTACTATGGGGAAAACGACTTTTGATTGTACAGGTGGAAAATATATTTATTACATTATACCGTTTGATATTTATGGAGAAGGCGTTAGTTTTTGGATAAACGGTTTCAAGAATACCGATGTTATTGTCTATGATATGGAAATAACAAATGGTAAAAACGTAACTGAAACATACAAAGTAATGCGTCTAAATAACATTCAAACTGGGATTCTAGAAGTTGAATTTAAATAATAAGAAAAATGGCAGAATTAAAAGGAACGCAGGTCGCTGCGATAGTAGTTCCATTCACCGATGCTGATAAATACGCAACACATGATGCGGAGTATGGGAAAGGTGGTTTTAGAAGTGTATCGACAATCGAGGATCGTGACGCAATTCCGGTTGAGCGAAAAACGGAGGGTATGATTGTTCGTGTGACAGCGAATGGTTTGAACTATGAGTGGAAAAATAATGCTTGGGTTGAATGGTTACCTAAAGGGAATATTGTAATAGATACAGCTCTTAATGCAACCAGTACTAATCCAGTACAAAATAAGGTGATAACAACTGAGGTGAATACTATAGAAAATAGTATAGCACTCCTTTCAGAATATATTCATAACATTCCTATTATTACTGTTGATACAGTTTGGAACGCAAAAAGTGACAATCCGGCTTCATCAAAAGCCATTGAGAGTACAATATCTCCTATAAGAACTACGGCTAACTCCGCAAAAAGCATAGCAGATGCGGCTATACCTAAGTCTTATATTGATGATACGATGCCTGAAAATCCGGTGGCTACTAGAGTTCCATCGACTAAATTATTAGGTACTGTATCTGCTGTAGCGAATACCGCAAAATCAACGGCAGATTCAGCTATGACAGCCGCTAACTCTGCTGGTTCAGTTGCTAATGCTGCGATACCTAAATCATGGATTGACTCTAGTATTAACGGTACTGAAACATCAAATAACAGTGTTCCGGGAAGTAAAGCTATCGTTGATTATGTTAAAACGCAAAGATCGGCAATAGACACTAGCTTGAATACTGTTATTGGAGGGCTTAATACGATCGAATCTTGGAAAGACACAATAGGTACTAAGGGTGCGGCAAATGGCGTAGCAGGCTTGGATTCTACTGGGAAAGTTCCATCTTCTCAATTACCTTCATACGTTGATGATGTTATAGACGTTGTTAGCTTTGTAACTTCCAATCCTACAAGTGGAATGACTATTGGCAATGTATATTATAATAGTGCTACAAAGAAGCTTTTTACCGCAACAAGTGCTACCGCAGGTGTTACAAGCGATCCCGAAGCAGGGAAAATATATGTTAGCATAGCTAATAATAAAACATATAGATGGTCTGGTTCTATAATGACAGAGATTAGCGCAAGCCTTGCATTAGGAACAACTTCTAGCACAGCTTTCAGAGGTGACTATGGTAATACTCTTTATACTAACTTTGGAACTGGTGAAAATCTGACAGGTACGCAAGATGCTAGAGATTATTTTGCAAAATTAAAAAGAGATTTTGGAAGTGCTGGTAATGCCTCTGTTATTAAAACTCTTCATGTAAACACTTATAGTAATAATATTATTCTACAAGATGATATTTTATACTTTAATGGAGAGCAAAACAATGGTGATGGATTTGAAATACCTGCCGCTACAACTACAAAAGCAGGTGTTATGACAGCAGATATGTACAAGACCCTGCAAGAGATAGAAAAGGCTGTTTTTCAATTGGAATTAAGCGTTGTACCAAGTAGCGACCAAACATTTGAAGTAGGCAGTGATTATACTCCTACAATTAGTCTTCTTGTTAAACGTAAAGGTATAAATATAACACAAAGCGCATCTATTTCGGTTGTAGGGAATCCTTCTTTATCTGGAACATTGTCATCAGATCATCAACAATGGGTTCCATCAAAGGCAGTTAGTGTAAATCAGAAACTAACAATTACAGCAACTTATAATGGGCAAAGTGTTTCTAAGGTTTATAATATTTACTTCAAATACAAGAAGAATTGGGGAGTATCAACTAGTGCTTCTCTAACTTCTTCCCAAGTTATTGCATTAGCCGGAAGTACATGGGCTGATTCAAAAGCTATGGACGCAACTACTTTTGACTGTACAGGCGGAAAGTATGTCTATTATGTAATACCATCTTCATTAGGAACTCCCGAATTTTGGGTAGGAGGACTAAAAAATACAGATGTCGTTACTACAAGTGCTACTGTAACTAATGCATCAGGAGGAAGTACTACATACTCAATTATGCGGCTAGCGAATATTCAGACAGGAGTCCTCTCTGTACAATTTAAATAATTATTTACAAAACGGGGGGGGGCAAAATCGCTCTCTCTCCAAAATATAATCTTATGGCAGAAATTAAAGGTACAAATGTTGCATCTAAAATAGTTCCCTATACTGATTCAGACGAATATGCTACTCATGACGAAAAATATGGTGTAGGAGGATATAGAACAGTAGATAGTGTGAGCGAGATGAATGCTATTCCTGCTGCAAGAAGAAAAGAAGGAATGCTAGTAAATGTAAAAGGGGATAAAATTTACAAGCTTAACAGTAGTAATACGTTTGTTGATGCTGGACTTGGAGGTGGTGAAGCAATTGATTGGAATTCAGGCTCAAATCTATCTCAAAACGGTTATCAAAAGTTTAGTAATGGGCTGATGATTCAGTGGGGAACAAGAGTTGGATCAACGGGGGGAGCAATTAATCTATATTTTCCTACCACTTTCTATAATACTGATTATAACATTTATTTCACTGGAGCAGTAAAGCATACAAGTGAATCTTTTATATATGCTCCGGGGTATGACCTTAATGGTAAATATACATCATATTGTAGAGTTCTCACCCGTGGAATAAATTCAACTCCGGCTATTGTTTGGACTAGCTGGGATTTTACATGGTTAGCTATAGGACGTTGGAAGTAACTATTTCCATCTACCTATTGCAATCCAATTATAAGCTTCTCCGGCAATAGTCCCATACTGTATAGATTTTATAATAAAGGCAGTAATCACTAAAGTTACACCACGCTGATTTTACAAATTTCATTATAACTTTTGATAACCGTTTTGAGATAGATTTGAAAATTAATTATTAAATTTACAAAAAAAGACATGAAATACTGGAAGCAAGGATTTTACGATGAACCAATAGAGGGTTCGGTAGAAATAACAGACGAATATTGGCAATCATTACTTGATGGGCAAAGCGATGGAAAGGAGATAGTAGAAGATGTGAATGGTCATCCGATTCTTCAAGAACACGTTTTTACAATCGAAGAGATCAGATATCAAATTTTGAGCAATATACGTTCATACGATAAATCAGAATATGTAAATAGCTTTTCTTTGAATGGAGACAATATTTGGCTCGACAAAGATTTACGTGTATCTATAGCCAATACTGTAGCTATAAAGAAAGATAAGAATATCAAAAAATCAAGTATTTGGTATAACAATAAGGAATATATGCTCCCTGTTGATTTTATATTAGACATGTTAGATGATGTGGAGATATACGCTGATACTTGTAATAGTGTAACACAAAAACATATAGCTAATGTTAAGGCTATGACAGATATACATGAAATTGATAATTACGATTATACTTTAAATTATCCAACTAAATTAAAATTTGACTACAATGAAAAAAATATTTTATGATTCCAAAATAGCTAAGACTATTTTATTTAATGGATATTCAACTATTACACTTCTTGCTTGGGTATTTACAAAATACAAAACATTGATGCAAGAGACTATAAACCATGAATGTACTCATGCCAGACAGTGGATTGAGCTTACTGTAGCAGGAGGGTTATTTATATGGCTTGGGATGCTAGTATTTGATTATTCTGCATGGTATCTTGCTATTTCTCCGATTGTATTCTATTTATGGTATGGTTTAGAATATTGCATAAGAAGAATTATGGGATTATTTGCTTCGGGTGACAACAAACAACATACTGCATATCGTGAGGTGTCATTTGAACAAGAAGCTCGATTGGCTGAAAAAGATAATAATTATCTTGAAAACAGCCATTATTATGCATGGACGAAGTTTATAATCAAAACTAGAAAGTAATATGGCAATTCTATCAAATGGTAAATTTTCAGGATTCCTGTGTTCCATAAGGGACACAGGTAAAAAACTAAAAGACGGTGCAGCCGTTATGGTTGAAGATTTTCTTTCCGGATTCAATGGATACGGATGGAAATTGTGGAAGAAAAGTAATCTTTGGAGACTTGAAATAGATGAGCTTCTTGTTCGCAAATCATTCACGACCTTTGAACATATCATATCACAAATAACTTCCATTAGGGGAGGGCAAACAATAAGTCAAGGTCACGCTAAAATAAAGGCTGTAACGACAATTGAAGCAGACGTATATAGGGAGAATGATGGAGAGGAAACTATCACCCAAGAGCAATGTTATCGCTTGGAAATAGACGATGAATCAAATTCTATTGTAGAATATGATTTTGTACAGTGTTTAAAAGGCAATAGACAATATTTGGTTCAAGTTGGAAGTGTCTTTCAATACTATATTAATATTCCTATAACCGAGTTTGATTCAGATGCAGAAACAGGTGAAGTATTAAATGCTCCACAAGCAGGAGATGAAATTGTTCAATTTGGGAATGCATCACACCAAGATAAATATAAAAACAGACATTCTGCCCTTTATCTCCATGTAGATGAGGATGAACCTGCTATAGATCTTATGACCAATATGTATTCTAAAGATTGGTCTAATGCTATAAAAGTTCGTATAGGAGGAAATTTACCCGGTACTGACGGTGATAGAGGATTTTACTGTGTAAATGGGAAAATAATATCTGTTGATGAAAACAATGATATAGTATATGAGATTAATCCTGATGGTTCAGGATATTTCGCTAGAGGAAAATTCTCATGGACTAAAGATGGTTCTCCTAAATTTTCAGGGACTATTTTGTTGCAGATAGATAATAATAATGTTTGGGAAGTTACCGAAGCAGGTGAAAATATTATTGGGAACAAAGAAGGAAAAAGAATTGTAATAAGTCCTATTAGTCAAGACATTAAAGTTTTTGATGATAATGATAAGAATGTACTTTCCATTGAAGGAGCTAGTAAAGATAATATTGAGGACTTCTTTGGTGGTACTGTACCCACTATCAATATTAAAAATATACCCTTTACTATTTCAGGCACTTTACAAGGAGAAATTGTAATATCTGATATGTTCTCGACTAATACTATCATGAATCTATCGGCAGAAATGTATTATTACTATTCTGTATATTCCGAAGGAAGTTCTTCGCCTGTTATGATTAGCGGTCAACTATACGTAGATACATATTCAGATAGTTCTATGACTCAATATGTAAAAAGTACAACTGTAGCTTCTTTCTCAAATATGGTAACAGGAACTGGAAATTTTGTTGCTAGAGGAAATGTAAATATAGATAAGGGCTATCATGTACTTAGAGTATTTTTAAATAAGCATGTAAATGTTACTTCTTTATCTGTTAGTGCTGTTACAGCAGAATTTAATATTAATTCATATATAGCAAGTCTCTTTTCAAATGGCATTGCTTTAGGCACATCTACTAATAATTTATTTTATGTAATAAATAGGAATCCAAATCCATCATTAAATATTAAAAATCTATTTTTTGGAGTTATGAATGATTTTTCAGGATTAAAAATAGATACATCGGGGTCTTACTCTAAAATAAAAGGTCATTGGGGACTTTTACCTTCATTAATTGCCTATGGCGTTGTGTGGGGTGGAAATACCCCTACTTATAAAGCTATAAAAACTTTTGATGGAAGTTCCTTTCCTGCTGCTACTCGAATAGGAGAAGGTGTTTATAGAATTAACTTTCCTACTTCATGGAGAAGTCTTAATATAAGCGCTACAAATGCATACGTTATGTTGACGGGAATAGGTTTTTCTATTATAGATGGAGGAAGTAACTCTCCAATAAAAGCAACATTTAAACAATGGGTAACAAATGGATTTGATGTATGGCTATCAGATGATGCAACTGCTAATGATGGTGATTTTGCTTTTGAATTAAAATGGTTAGGATGACAATAAAGGGAGCTTAATTGCTCCCTTTTATTTAGTACATCTTCTCCATATTGGAGAGTCTTGGTTTCTTGTTCACTGCCTTATTTTGCTTATAAGGTTTTTCCTTTGCTTTCTTAGCTTTTTGTTCCGCTTCTAGCTCTGATTTTAAGGCTAGGATTTCGGACTTGCGATAACCAATCTTGCGATTCTTAAAAATAACTTGCTCAATTCCTTTAGCATCCATGAGACGTTTAAATCCAACTCTATTGTTAGAGAAATTAAGGACACGCATATTTTCATCATAATTCAAAACATCAGTTGGTCGTACATATTCACTATTAACCTTTTCAAGAGAATTAATAGCTGATGAAATCTCTGTTTCACTACATTCATCACTAAATATCGCCCATATTTTATCAAACAAGGTTTCAAATAACCAACGTTTGATAGGACTAAGTTTTGATAATTCCTCTTTAACTGAATCAAGAACACTCGCCTTGAACTTATTAATGTCTTTATAATTCTTCATAGCTTTTCTTTTGTTTTTTAATTCTACGTACTTTTCTAAAATGGCGAATACCCAATACAATAGTTGTAATAATTCCGATTGTCCATATCGCTGCCAATACAACCAATGAGAAATATCCTTGTGGCATGAAATCATATTGCATATCAAGAACACTAATAAGTTCAGAAATAAAAAGAGATAAAGCAAGGAAACGCATATATCTACAATTATATTTCTTATCAGAATTAGCTTGGACATACAAACAATATTCAAGAAGCACTTTATATGAATCATTGAATACTGAAATTCCGTTCCATGCATAATACATAACATACAAGAAATATGCTGCACAGAATAATATAGTAAACCTAACTATAAATTTGTTCATTTCTTCTTAGATTGTACAGTTAATGCTATTCTTTCTGTTAGAAATCCACCTTTCCCGGAACTACTCTTTATCTTTACAGGTGCATTGCCCTTTTGCGCACGCACAACCTTCGTGTTTGTCTTGACACGAATCGCCTTCTTCGCCATATTCTAATTCAAGTATTAGTTGACAATAATGAATAACTTTCTTTATATCCTCTGCCCCATTCTTGTTCTTATGCCGACATAGATACTTTATGCAATTACCCTCCATAAAAGGTATATCATTTGCATATATAAACTCAACAGGTTCTATTGCTAGTTTTTTGTAATGCGAACCTCCCTCTTGGGTATTTAATGCGCTAATTGCCTTATTTATTTCAATCGGAATAGCTTCTAACCCATGTGGTCTTGCATCATCTTCCATCTTCATGCTCTTCGACATATTTATCTACTGAATCTTTAAGTTTTTCCATTCTTTGAACCTCTTCCATAAATTTATCATCTTCTTCGGTTTCAGGAAGTAATTTTGTATCTCCTAATTCCTCAAATAATTGGTTTCTTCTTTTACAAATAAATGTAGCAATATCAAGATAATAAGGATCATCAATAAAGCAAAGTGGAGGAGTAAACAGAATATCCATAGTTGCATTAAAGAATGTATCGTAAATATCTTTCTGCTCTTTTCTTAAAGAATCATATTTAGATTTATATTCAAGAAGAAAATCTAAATGTCCATATAGAGTTCTACATATCGGTTTTACAAACATATAATAACCAGTCATTTGAAAAAGAATTCCTGTTGTAAATCTTGAAATATTAAATGACCCATAATCATACTCTTCGAGTAAATCCTCCTCACGTACAAAGATTCTAGTTGGAACTACATCATATTGTCCTTTTAAAGATATGATTTCGTCCATTATAGAGTCGAAGAAATGCGCATCCTTACATTGGGATTTAAGTAATGCTATCTTTTCGTCAAGCTTACTTTTCAGCTTTGCTTTTCCTTCCTCTATTATTTGTTTGTCTGTTTTCTTGACCGCTTCTTCTTTCTGATTCTCCATCATTTCCAATTTCTTCATGTTCATTTTCCTCCTCTTTATTTGTTTCTTCTTTTAAATCTTCTTCAAAGGTTATAGGCTGACGCTTATAATTTTTCATGTTGTTCTTAAATTCATTTCTGCTAATTTGTTCTTTAATGCAAACATTGAAGAAATATTTTTTAAGATCATCATTCGTCATGCCATTAAGGTATTCTTCATCATCAGATGTTCTGGAAGAGATGAAATCTATAATATCCTTTTTATTTTCCACGGCAGGGATAAATTCATCTTTCAAATATTCATAGGGATATATCTCCACAAGTTCATGTGCTATACCTAATCCCGGCAATGTTTTTGTTACATTTACCTCATTCCATGCGAAAAAATCATGATATGCAAGAGCATAGTCCATGTGTCCATTTTTTCTTAAAATCTTAACAATCGCCCTAGCCCATACCTGTTCTTTATCGTTGGGTTCAGGAAGAGATGAAACGCCACTATACATTAGCATCTCCAACAATGATTCTTCTGTTCTGCTTTTAGTTCTCATTATTTTTTAAATATTAAATAGTTGAAATTTATTTTATATACAGCACTATTTTTATAAATTCCTACGCCTCCTCCAAAAGCTATATTTTTAGGAGTAACAAACAGGAGATTAACGCTTGGGATTACATTCCCATCAAATGTTGTAATATCAGCTCCGATATATCCTTTCCAAGCATCTTTATAAACGGTGTTAGTTGTAGTATTCGTTACGGTTTTATATTCTATTTTATTGAATACGTTTATTTTATCCAAACTTGGATTAACACCAGAAATCCAAGCTTCATATTTTCCTGTCTCGGAATAATATTTCTCCTCAATAGGAAGATTCACATTGGTTGAGTCATTGACATAAACAATCAAAGTATCTATTACTTTTTTATATTTATATATCGGTTTCTCTATTGTCAATGTGTCCCATTTAGTAATATAAAAGGTATCTGTTGTATGAACTGTTTCAATATGAGGTTTCCTGTTAGCTAAAAAAGAGGTAACAATCCATACTAAACAGATACCGATTATAATATATGGACTATATGTTTTAATCCACTTCCTCATCAATTTCTCGTGCTAAATCATTCCTTATCTGTAAAAGCTTATTTACAGCCTTCAATGCTTCGGTTGATAAAGCCAAAGGGTTTATTTTATCTAATCCCATAGAGTCCAAAATAGACAATTCTCTTTCTTTATATTTATTAGATTTTTTCGAGTTATCATTATCTCCAATGCCTAGTTCTTTCATTATTTTTTCAAGCATACTATCTGAAAGAACTTTTTCGCAAATTACAGGCTTGAAATCCTTTAGACTCTTTATAATTTCATCAAAATTGACTTCTTCCCATTCTCCATTTTGATAAGCTTTGGCTTTTAATTTGGGCTTCTCATTTTTAAACTCATCTTCAAAAACGTCTTTCATTCGAAAATAATCACTAGGCGAATCATTGAACCAATGTAGGAAAGTTGAAAACTCATTTACTCCATTTTTAAATCTTATAATTTCATATTCCCCTTTAACACCGACACCTATAAGAAATCCAGCAATTCTTAATTGAGCTTCATTTGTGTAGCCGATTTCATAAACATGTTTTTTTACTTCTTCTAATGTTCTCATAATTATTTTTTTTAAATTTCTAATGCATCTGTTTGACCTTTGATATTTTTCAAATTGAAAGAAGCCATAATGTATGGAGATCCACCATACAGTTTGTCATCTGACGGTTCAATAGCTTCAATTAAAATAAATGTAACTTTACGTTTTCTAATGTTGTCCCAATATTGTATTTTCCCTTTGCTTAGAAAATCAACGAATGAGTGATATGTCTTTCTTCTATCGTTTCCTATAAATATGCATGTAAAAGTCAAATCAGTATTTTCTCTAATAGGAGTAGAGTTCTGATATACTTGAAGTTCATCTGTCTCTGCAAATTCTTCGGTATATACAGATTTTATTTTTCCATAAGAATCAAGACCAGAAAATTCTTTGTAAATCAAACCGGGGAAATCTACTTCCAAATCTTTTTCCGGCTCACCGAGAATATCGACTCTACGCATATAGCATTTATAATCAGACATTGGCTACCTCCTTTTCGTCTATATATCTTTTAATTATCACTTTATCTTTATCTATATCACCTGTTATGAATGGTTCTCCTCCATAAACAAAAAGATATACCTTGCTGTTTTCGCCTACTTTAATATCCAAATAGGTATTTCCAGCAACGTATATCTCGCATATATGATTAGGTTTAATATCTAAGGTTGTTTTAGATTCTAAGATACAAAGCAATGTTGTGTCTACATAAAACTCATCTTTGTCATAATTACAAAGCATTGTACTTGTATAGCAACCTCTTTTTTTATTCTCATACTCACATATATATTTACCATTTATGTAAGCTTTGAATTTGTCACTAATAAAAACAGGACTAAGCCCCCATCCTTCGGAAAGAGACTTAGCCATGTACTTTATAGAGTTTACATCGCAAGCAAGCTCAAATAATTGCTTTTTGCTTTTATTATCACCCCATAGATTTGTGTAATTGTCACACAAACCTTTTGCGATTGCATTATTTTTAAATTGCTTTAAATCTATCATTACTGCCTCATATTTGGGACAAATATAAATATAAATATCAACTATTCAAAATTTTTATAGCTTTTTCAACATCACGTTTAGATATACCACGAAGAGCATGAGTTTTTATGAAATGTTTCTTTTGAGAAAGTAACATGTCTGAATCATCATCAAGGATTACATAATTAGTTACATCTTCATGTTCCCATAACCAACGGTCTATTTCTATACCACGACATAGACCATAGTGTTTTTCTCTATTTCCATGTTTGAAGCCGTACATTCTTGAAGTAATATCTACGATGTATTCAGGATATGGAAAAGGATTGTGACCTCTTCCTTCCTCACCTATTGTAATATCTTCAATTGTCTGTTCCACTGTATATCTTCTCCAAGAAGAAGATATAACTATTTTAGCTCCGGTTGCATCACATATTTGCTTAACCATCTCAACCTTGCTATTATCAATAGTCCAATTACTTTTAAGTGTAGTTATAGTACCATCAAAATCAAGAAAAACGACCTTACTCATTATATTCTTTTTTAAAAATAAAAGCTACTTTTTTAATTCCCTTTACTGTTTCTACTAATTCCCAACCATCTGCCCCATAATTATTTAGTTCATAGGAAGGAAAATTATCTAAATAATATTCTTTTACCAAATATTTAAATCTTTTCATCTTCTAACAATTTAGAAATAAATATATCTTTTGCCTTAATCATAACATCAGTCGGTATATCAAATCTAGTCATTTCTGACATGTAATTCCATGCATCTGCGACCTTTGCTATAAGATCATCTTCCACTATGGCTAATGCTCCATACGCTTTGCTAATAGACACCGCTAAAGATACATATCCAGTTGTGTCCATTCGCTCATTTTTATTCAAATCTAAAGTATTATCCTCGATATACTTTTTAGCTTTTTCATTCATATTAATTCTTTTTAAAATGGACAATAATCTCTTTCCTTGAACACATTATCATCGTCATAATAATATTGTTGATAATCACTCATATAATCCCGTTCTGGTTCTCTATTCTGTATAAGAGGAACAGGATTTGGAGATTCTTCCCAACCATAAACTATATGTTCTCCAATATTATCTTTTAATCTATTACTTTCTTTTTCAAACCAAAGTTTTATAAAATGATCTACAGCAGCACCTTTTTCCCTGCATTTGCATATCTCTACAATATTAGTACAGCCTGAATTTATTATATCACTTCTTGTTATAGGCGATAGAAAATCTTTTGAATCATTAGCGAAATCTTGTCCTATACGATGTATAATAAATACATTTTGAGCTAAATCTGGGATGTGTCCAGAACCACTAATATTATTAGGTCTTAAAAAAGTTCCTGATTTATTTGGATGAGCAACTAAATGAATATGTATATTTAGTTCTTTAGCTAACTTAGTAAGTCTTTTCATAAGTTGCTTTTGCTTATCATATTTATCTCCATCTATATCATCTATATCAAGACACATTAAATTATCTAAAATAAGTACATCTATATCTAATTGTTCTTTTAGCTTTTTTACTTCATATTCAATCTGATAAAAATTGTCTCCATATTCATTATTGAATAAGCAAAAATATTTATCAATCCAACTATCTATCTTTTTACATATATTATCAGGAGTATAATAGAAATTATTAAATTGACTCTGTTTATTAAATTGTTTTCCTGCGGCTTGTAAATAAAGCCATGTCTTTACTTCTGTATTGTCAAGTTCCCCTGTCCATAATGCCGTTTTATATCCTTTATTAGCCGCATTTAATATTAATTCATTTAATAAAGTCGATTTCGCACAACCTCTATATCCTGACCATACAGAAACATGTTTACGTTTAAAACCTATAATAAGCTTATCCAATTGTTCAATGCCGCTAGGTATAAAATTATTAGGATCAATTTTATACTTTTCTATTTGAGACATTTTTATCCATGTTTCTCCTTTTTCTTTGGTTTCAACAATAGGGGTAAATTCTTTTATAGGATTTTTCCTAAAATCTCTATATAAATTAGAACTATATGTTTTATTATATGCGTTAGGATCAAAAAGTAATCTAAAATCCTTAAATGTATATTGTTGACATGAATTATGTAAACATTTATACCCTATTGCTCCATTATCCAATACAAAAATTGCAGCATCGGGATGCTTATGATTGGAATCGAATGCACATTCTTCTAATACGTATTTTGTAACTCCATTACTTTTACTTTTAGAATGAATTTTAATATTATATTTTTCAATAAAAGCATCAAGGTCAAATTTTTCGGATGAAAAATTATTAATTCTATTAGGTACTTCCGGTTTAGGAAGTATTGAAGCCACTTTCTCAATATACTCATTTTCTGTTATTTTAAAATCATCAGGGAAACGAATAAACATACTTTCTCTTCTAGGTCTTTCAATGGTATCGCTTCCTTTAGATGATGATGTACCTATCAATTTGGCTATTCTACTAGCATTATAAGTAGAACAATCAATATCAACTTTATCATCACCAAACATCATATTTAAAACATTCAGAAAATCTTTAATTAATTGAGTATTTTCTTCTGAATTTTTCATAGCAATACGATAGTAAGCATGATAACCATTACAACTATCTGCTATAACAGGAGATGAAAAGCCCATGTCTCTTAAATATTTATAGACTTTATTTACAACTTGCTTTGCATATTCCTTTTCTTCATCGCTAGAATTAGTATCTGATGCTCTCTTAGGATCAAAATCAATCATAATAATATCACGTCCTATAATATTATTATCATTAGTTGTTGATTTGGGATTAAGAACCAACTTATCTCTTTGCGCTCTACTATAACAAGCCTCATCTATTGAATTTAAAACAGCATAAATTCCACAATGTTCGTATGGACGGATAGCAGATATTATAGATTCTACATCTTTAAAATATCCTGAATAAGTTTTTTTCCCATCCAAAATACGTATCTCAACCAATTGGTTTGGTTCTTTCATAATACCATACCATTGTCTTATAGCTTGCTCATTCATAATCCTTCTTATATTTGAATTTATATCCTCCTGTATATTTTCTTTTTCCTTTACAACATATACATATTTTTGATGATGATATTCCTAACTTTTTAGAAGCTTCACTAATGGATTTATATTCGGATATAAAATTACCATTCTTATCAAGTTGTACAACAGGGATAGCATTAGTTTTCTTTTTATATTCAACGTCATTATCACCATCATAACGCCATATATATCCATTAGACTGGTTACGTTTATGTAAGCGACATAAGGATATGTTTTCATTTTTAAATTCATTTTCAGATATAGCACTTTTGATAGAAACATATCTTTTTATAAAAACTCCATCTAATGTATATTGATTAATTGGTGTACATATAAGCGGATTGTCCGTCCTACTTTTTGCGCTTCTTTTAGTTCCTGTCCCATATCTAATATTATCAGACAATGACATATACTCTAGATTTATTACCTGATTATTAGTTTTACATTCATCCTTATGATTTACTGTCATACCGTTTCTTTCTCCTATAAAAGCCTCTGCAACTAATATATGGACAAAGTGAGATTTACCCATTAAATTAATTCTAAAATAACCTTTGCATAAATAAGGCGTCATTATTTTCTCCTTGCTCATAAATGTTGCGGTAGGAGTTCTTTTTAATTTAGGTAAAGATTTCATTCTCCCTAAATTACTTACTTGATATAGTCCTTCATATCCAACTACATCTTTCCATTCTTCATTTTCCATATTTATCTCCTTTCACAAGCTCATGGTTATGCTTGAAAATATCGTACCATTTACGTATCATTGGTTCATTCATATATTTATTAGTTTTGAATTAATAATCAACAATCATCTATATTTGCTCGTTTGAGCTTTAATGATTGGCTGTTCTTTCAAATATTCCATGTCCGGCAAGTTATTGAGCAATGTAGAAAAATTCTTCAAAAAACTATCATTTCTTAAACTTTCTTCTACATAGGATTTTATAGTAAACTCCAATTCCTCTTTGGGCATCGTTTTTAGCAAAGATTCCAGCTTCTTCTTGTCATTAGAACTTTTGCCAGTCCCCATATTCCTCTTCGGACATTTTGATGGATAGAGAGAATACAGATATTCGACATCTTCTGAAAAAGTTAGTTTCTTCTTCTTCTCCTTTTCTTCCTCCCTTAAACCCTCTTTCTTATTCTCTATATTATCATTAATATTAATATCATTATCAATTTCATTATCAGAGTTTGCTTGAAGCTTTGCTTCATTTTTGCTTGAGCTTTTGCTTGGAGATTTGGTTAAGCAAACTTTACTCTTTTTAAGATTGGGATTTCCACCCTTAGAACCTGCCAAAACCCTTTTTAGACTTATTTCTCCGTCTTTTACCATTCTTTTTTGACATAGATAATCACCTTCAATATACAACACATGATTATTAATAAGTTCTATTAAGCCTCTTTCAATTTCTTCTGTTGTATACGGCAAATGTCTAGCAAAGTTACAAGCAAAATTAAAAATTTGGTTAGAACTTTGCTTGTAGTTTTGGTTAAGCAAAAACTTTCCATATATTTCGCATTTATGAAGTAGACACATTATACGAATATATACCCCTGTTGCATGAGGACTACATTCTGCTAGTTTTTCATCTGTCATAAAATCCTGTATATATAGAGGTAAATACGGATTATTCCTCAATGCCATAACTAATCCTCCTTTACAACAAATATAACTCCATCAATATTTTCTGATTTGATCTTACCTTGTTTAATGAGACGATATACATGAACAGCAGACAATCCTGTTGCATGAGCGTAATTTGATACTTTTACTAATTTCTTTTTCATATCCAATTTATTTATAATGTTATATGTTTTACCTGCAACAACACGAGGTGAAAAATAAGCCGGAATAATAGGCGGCTTCCGGCTTACTCAATTACTCATGATTGTAATAATCCCAAGTGAGGGATAGGATTACAAATATAAAGTTTTATTTTTAATCCTCCAACCTTTTGTGTATTTTCATTGCGACAAGAGCTGCAATTAACATTTTAGTTTCCATTTCACTTTCTGAATCAATATCTTTAATCTCTACAAGGGGATATATATCCACTTTCAGTTGTATATTCAGTATTACCTATCTCAAATAGCGCATTCTGTCCGCATGGGCGAATGACTACTTTGTCAGAAGATATAGAGTTTAGGACTAGCAATAACTTTTGCAGGATAAACGTCTGCTTAAATTCTTTTCCTCCTACAACTTCAACTCTTTCCTCTAATTTTTTATTTAACTCCATATTCTCCGAGACAAATGTGATTCCAGTTTCATCAAAATTAAGAGTCATTGTTCCTGTCTTGGTATCATCTTGTACATATATTGCTCTTGATACAATAGAATGAAATATTTTTTTGTCTATTTCCACTTCAAACAATGGCTGATATTTGAGCAACATATAAAAGTCCAATGGTTTGAAGTCATATTTGCGGATAAGCAACATTGAATTGTCTCCTATTACAATGATATCCTTTTCTCCATTTTTTATAGTGACCTTTTGTTCGTTTGATAACGCCTTACGCAGAGCCGAAAAAGCCGACATGTCTATAGATACTTTCAGCTCTCCCTCGTAGTCAATATATGCGCTATCATGGTACATCTTATCAAAATTGAAAGCAAATACATCAACCTTATTGTCTTTTATAAACAAATGAATATGCTGGTTATTAGGCTGAAATTCATCATATTCCAATAATGGCATACCTTTTTGAATCCAATAGCCAAGCAAATTAGCATCCAATGTAAATGTATCGCAATTAACCTCCTGTGCCAATGTAGGGTATACTCTTACATCATGCAAAGGAAAATTCATCGTACTGTTTGGTGTGGAGACAATAGCATTCAGTTTCTCATTATCTACATCTATATCAAAGTAATCCTCCATCAGAAGAGAAACATAGTTCTCAATATCGTCCTTGTCTATGCAAAACTCGATATTCTTATAAGACTCTTCCAACTTGAAATGGGTCTTTATCGCATTCTTGTCATTGTAAGATAACAACCAACACGTATTATCGACTATTTGAACTTTAACAGATTGCAAAATTGGCAATGGAGTTCTTTTGGAAGAGAAACTACCACCTGTCTTTATTGCGTTTAAAAAATCTTTCTTATTAAACTTAATCCTCATCGTTTAGCAATAATAAATTGTTATAATATTCATCTCTTTTTTTTATTCTAAAATCCACCATAGTATTCAGGCATTTTATGACTTCGGGGCACTCTTCACGACGAAGCTGTAAAAAGCTCTTCAAATCCTTCAATGCACGAACAGCTTGATCTGTCTGATCCACTATTTTTTCAGCCGTTCTAATTTTATCATATAATTCTGCTTTCATTTGTTCGCTTTTACATAATTATCACAAAAAGTTCCATTATATGCAGGTTCTAAAAAACCGTAATAAAGATAATCCTCCCCATTTAATGGGTCAAAGATATAGTAATCAAGATATTCTTGATATTTTTTACAAGTATCTCTGATTTTACAATTCATACCATCGCACATAATACTACACTGGTCCTCCCTCATCATTGTAAATTGCTATTAATTCATTCATCCTGTCTACCAAGAAGCTTGCTGCCTCTCCTACCTGCTGTGATATTGAGATATAAGGCTTTAGCTGGTTCTCATACATTTCGTCCATTTTATTAATGGTTTCTTCCAACTTCTTTAAATTTTCCGGTTTCATATCATTCCATTTTTACAAAATAAACACCATCAATCAACACATAAGGTATAAGACCTTTCTTTATTCGCTGTCTAACCGTTTCCTTAGCAAGATTGTTCATCTCTGCATAATGACGGATGGTTACTAAGTTATCATACACTTGATTGTCTTCAATACAATCAAGTATCTCCTTTAGTTTTTTATCAATACATGGATAGGAGTCAGGATAATAAAAGACTTTCATATTTACCCCTACATTTACATGAGAACTAATATTATCAGCTTTGTTCATTGTAATAGGGTCGCTAACAGAAAGTATGATTGAATCTTCGACTACTAAATCTTTAAATTTACTCATTAATCTATTAGTTTAAATTCATATACAAATACATAAGGATTGGATTCCCATGTACCTTTGCCGGAGACTTTATCTATGAGGGCGGCAAAGGCTTCACGTGGAGTATCAAATCCATTGTCTTTGTTTCCCTCAAATTCATAAAATATAGATGGCGGAAACTCATCATCACCCGAATCTTCATATATCCCTTCTTTCAAGCAATCTTCATCGCTAATGTCCTGTAAGCGTTCAACCTTACGATCTGTAAATTCAATATGGCGGGGCATTAGGTCGGCTTTCACAAACATTTTATTAGTCCAACCGGGATGTAATTTCAGTTCAGGCAATATAGAATCCAAGTATTCTAAGTAATCCGCATTTTTCCCTTTTCTATGAAATCGGTCAACATCCATATAACTTTGCGCAATGGCAACGACTTCACCAACCTTGTATTTAGGCTTTATTTCATACCCATGTATGCTTTCATAACCACTCTTACAAAAGATGCTGTTGCGTATTTGGTCTTCCGAAATACGTCTCGTCATAGTCTTTCGACCATCCAATACGGCTTGGGTTAAGCCAAATTTATCATTGAACATTATTTTTTTACTCATATCACATTTATTTTAGTTTCCAATAAAAACCTCCGGCAGACTTAGACCGTCCTTTAAGGCAGTTTGTTATTGATGTTATAAGTATGCCATTTTCTTTTGCTGCGATTGCCTAATCTTTTTCAAGACATCAACATTAAACGGTACACGAATACTATTATCTACTTTCATCGTCCTGTCCTCCCTCTTTTTCAGGTTCAACGTTCATAGTATTTCCCTTTTGCTGACTTTTCCATTGAATTATAGTCATGATAGCAGCACCGAAAATACTGTTTACGAACTGGGTTCTCTGATTATCATCTTCAAGAGGAAGAGTTGGAGGGTCAAGTATAATCTCCGAAACACCATCCAAATCAGAACCGGACACACCATTATCTTTCAATTCCGGTAAATTCAAAATGCTTCTCAAATTAGAAGCATCAACATAACAACTTACTTTAATACGTTCCATATTTTTTGGTTTTAAATTAATGTTCTGCAAATATAAGTTGGCGATTGCCAATCGTCAAATGTAATTAAGGCTTTAACACTACATTAACGTTTAGCATATATAAAAAACAAGGGACAGCTTCACTAAGCCATCCCCGTCCCCATGTTCAACTGAAAGAAAAAAGTAATCAAACACCTTTAAATGAATAAAAAATTAGAGATAATATATAGGGGTAATATCACTATCACCCCTACATTTTTTGTCAAACACTTATAAGTAAATTCTACTGTACCAGTACTGCAAATATAGAGAACATTTTCAATACTACAAAGAAATTCCTTGTTTTTTTTGCCCCATCTCTGTCAAATGGTTAAACCAACGAACAGCAAGGTCGGCAGACCTATACGTTTTACCCATGTACAGCGAATCGCCAAACCCGTTGCTACTGGGATAACTCACACAATCAAACATCTTGTTCTCAACACGACGGAAAACTTCATAAACAACATTACCGCCACAATCGTCAACGCTTCTATACATATAAGCATAAGGAGACTTGTTCACCAAAGTAAAAGTGAAACCCTTAGTCTCACCACGACCCTTTATAACCAATTCCAACTCTTTCATTTTTTGTTTTTTATAAAAGAAAATATATGTTTTATGACTTCTACAGTCCATCCGTTGCCAAGCATCTTATAGATTTGGGTGTCTGAACAATACCATTTATACCAATCAGGAACAGTTTGCAAACGAGCACATTCCAAAGGAGTATATCTCCTAAGCCTTCTCTGATAAGTTAATCCTAATACAGCCATTATCATCACGACTAACAGAAGATACCATACATTCTGCTAACACTTTACCATCTGAACCAGCATACAAATCTTCCGGCTGAACATCTAACAATACATGATATTCGTAAAAAGGAGAACGGGAACTATAGCGATGTTCGGATTTATAATAACGACCTATCTTATCCTTAAATTCAGGATAATACCTTTTAGCAAGGTAATTTTCATATTCCTCCCTAACAACATAAAGTTCCTCATCTAATTGCGCCAACTTGTCCTGATACCAAGACAAATCCTTCTCTTCTTTCTTCTTACTAGACATAATTTCTATCTTTTTAGTTAAACATGGCACAAATATACACCCATTTCAAGCAAAAAAACAAGAAATATACAAAATATAATACCAACTTTAACTAAATAAACACCAAATAAGGTTTAATAAGTGGCATAAATAGCGACTTTCATACCAAAAACGAACAACTTATCATCTTAATGGCTAAAATAGAAAAAATATAGCAATAGTTAAATCAAAAAAAGAAACCCCTATCTTCACAGACCGGGGAAAGTACAAATTATAAAATCTTAGTTTTATAGCTAAGCACAAAAATAATAAATTAAGCCAATAGACACAACAAAAAATAGCAGAAAATAGACAAAATCAATTATGGCTGTTAAATGCTACTTTATAACACCCCAAAAATATAAAATCCCCAACCTGAAAAACACGAAAAAACAGGAAGGGGATTAAGAAAGAAAGAAGGTATGCAAAAATATAACTTCTATTTTAATTATCCAAATTCTTCCAAATATAGCCACCGACTCTTTTCGTAATTCCCTTTACATTTTGCCATATACACGAATAACGGACGCCTGTTGAAGCACTAGCACTTCTTATCCCGTCATACTGTGCTATAAAATTCCCATTAAGATCGTATTGCCCTATCTTAAAGTCATTAGGGAAATAAGCCCTTACCTCTTTTTTAGAATTGAGAGAGTCTTGGATAGGCTTATCCTCACATTCACACATAGGCTTATAAACATCGCCAAATACTTTTCCGACAGTATCTTCATAAGGCTCTATTTTTATGGGATAATCATCGGATGTTTTCTTGTATAGAACAAAGCCGTTTACATATTTCCCATAAGGAATATTATGATTACGGCTAAAAGACAAAGCTGCACGACGCTTACTCTCATATTCCCCACAAAAATTACCCTGTGAATCATACTTTAATGCATGAGGAACTACATGAGATACATACTCCTTCTCAACAACACGCCTTACTACCTCATTACGAACTATAGTGCGTGTGCGATTAATCACTTTATAACCAACAGGCTCTATGCGATCGGGAATATAACCATACCTGCCTGTCTTGAAAATATACTTACCCTTGTATATCTTAGACTTGTCAAGATAACGAGATAATTCGTGATCTAATAAACCAATATCATAACAACAACGAACCTTTGAATGATAGCTTTTTTGAAAATATCCATCTTTATCATAAACCAAAACTTGGCAAGAAGTACCATTAGTCTGAATATCTTCCACAGGAATACCCAATATTTCAACTCCTTTGCCGGAATTATAACCATTTGGGTGCAAAGTATCAAATTCACGAATATATCTTATCTCCAATATAGACAGACAAAGAAGAGTGTCTGATTTACACAAAGAAGAAATCTCGCAAATAACAGAAACATCTACATTATCAATACCAAATTTACGTAATGCCAACATGCTCTTTGACGCATCGCCAAAATTACGAGATAGTTGAGACTAATACAACTTCATACGATCATGAAGACATTTAGTCTGTCCAATATAACACTTACCATCAGGGTAGGTCAGCTTATAAATACAAGCACATTTCAAGTCCTTAGCTTCTTCAAATTTCATATAATATTCTTTTTTGCAAATATAAAAAAGAAAAAAATTTAAAAGTTAAGGGTAAGAAAAAAAAAGTAAAAAAAAATGAAAAATGAAAAATTTATGAGCAAAAGCAGCACTTAACCGTGGCTCCAAAACAGGGGGGGGATGGTAGGCACAGGGAAAGCCACCGGGAAACAGAGGGCAAAATACAGGAATGAACGTATTTTTAGGCTTAATTTTAAAAGATCAATAATAAGACGATATAAACATAGTATTTTATATTAAAACATCGCATTTAACCTTA